CCGGGCAAGACCGCTGGGTGCAGTTCAAGGAGTACAGCATCAGCAGCGACAAACTGCTGGACATCCTCCCGACCGCAATCGAAGGGCTGGAAGCAGCCTGGAAAGTACGAGCGACACCATGAACCACCCCCACGACCCCCTCATCCGCGCCTGGCTCGACGGACGCGCCGTGCAATACATGGACGGCGACCGCTGGGTCGACATCGAGCCCGCCGCCACCATCGTGAAGTGCCCGCACTTCTACCGCGACTGCGCATACCGACTGAAGCCGCTCACGATCCGCGTGCGCAACGCCGTGATGATCGACGGCGGCAAGGCGTGGGTTGTCGCGTGCAACACGCTGGAGGAGGAGCGCATGACCGCCAGCCACCCCAACTTCGCGCGCTGGGCCGGCGACTGGCAAGACCTGATCGCATGAGCGCCAAGACCGACCGCACCATCGCTAGCCTCAGCGCGGAGGCCTGTCGGCGCTCCGCTTGAGCAACCTGTTCGGCCTCTGGTGCCGAAGCGAGGAAGAGTATGACTGCTGAAGACCTTTTGAAGCTGGTGACGCACTACACCGAAGCGTGTGACGACTTGGGCAAAGGCCTGTTTGCGCAGACCACCGAAGACACGACATTGCGGATGGCCAAGGCCGATGCCCTGTGGAAGCAGATCAGCGCCGAAGTGGAGCGTCTGCATGCCGAAGCCCTGAAGTCCGAGCGCTGCGCCGTCGCGTTCGGTGACATCGTGAACAGCCAAATCCTGGCCATGCGCGCCGCCGTGGTGGCCGCCAAGTTGGAAGGGCTGGACGTTGGCATGCAGTGGATTGCGAACACGCTGTGCGGCCCCGGCCACTTGCCCGACTTGGACGAGGCCCGCGCGCTGGGCGGTGCGCAAGCCCTGTGGGACAAGGAAACCGCAGAGCATGAAGCGTTCAGGGCGGCGCACCCCGCGCCTTGAGGCCTAACGTTTGACATGAACGGACGCCGAAGGCGGTCCGTTCGATGGATAAGTTAGGCGTCTGGTGGACGAAGGTACGAAAGGATTGGCGTAATGGCGGGGAACCACGGTAAGGCCGCAAGCGACCGGCTGGAGCGGGCGAACTATGCAAGCCCCACCGAGCGCACAGACGTGTGCAGCAAGTGCAAGCACGCCAAGCCCTACCAGCATGCCAGGCCTGGGACTTTGCTGTGCCGGGTCAATGGCACCTACGTTGCGAGCCGGGGTATTTGCGACAATCACACATTGATCGGAATGGAGAAAAGCCAGTGAACCGGGAATTGCACGTTGCGTCGAGCCCGCTAACGGGCCGTGTGTACTGCGGAACGGTACTCAAGAGTGGCGACACCTGGGGTGCCAACAAAACGGATGTGACCGGAGAGGCCTGTGCGGCCGTGGCACAGCATGTGCTGATGGCGGGCGGGAAAACTACGGTCACGCGCAACGGTCAGCCGGCCTATGAGCTGGTGGTGCGCGAAGTGACGCCTAACGCTGGAATTCAGGCGCGGACGTAGGCCGTCGCCTGGAATGACGTGTTAGGGCACTTCTTGGTGGAGAACAGATGAAGTCAGTAGCAGGCACCCTGGCGGCACCGTTCCCGTACTTTGGCGGGAAGTCGCTGGCGTGCGAAACCGTGTGGGCCGCGCTGGGCGACCCGGAGAACTACGTGGAGCCGTTCGCGGGCTCGGCGGCGATGCTGCTTGGGCGCCCCAACGTGGGCAAGGTTGAGACGATCAACGACGCAGACGGATTCGTAGCGAACTTCTGGCGCGCGGTTTCGCTCGATGCAGCCGAGGTGGCCCGGCACGTGGACTGGCCGACGAACGAGGCCGACCTGATTGCGAGGCACTCTTGGCTGGTGCGCAACGCGCCGGGCTTGCTGCAGCGGCTTGAGGCCGACCCGGACTACTACGACGCGAAGGTGGCAGGGTGGTGGTGTTGGGGCGCATGCAACTGGATCGGCAGCGGCTGGTGCAGCGGCACCGGGCCGTGGCAACACGACGGCGAGAAGCTGGTGGACGCCCGGAAACTGCCGCACCTGGGCAACGCGGGACAGGGCGTGAACCGGCAACTGCCGCACCTGGGCAATGCCGGCCGGGGCGTGAACCGGCAACTGCCGCACCTGGGCAATGCCGGCCGGGGCCGCACGCACTACATCTATGAGTGGTTCGGCGCTCTGCAGGATCGCACGCGGGGCGTGCGGGTTGCCGTGGGCGACTGGCAGCGCGTGCTGACCGAGAGCGTGACAACGCGGCACGGCATGACCGGGGTTTTCCTCGACCCGCCATACACCAAGGGCGCGATGGACTACGCGGCCGGTGGCGTGGGCGGAGAGCTGGCCGACAAGGTGCGCGCGTGGTGCGCCAAGAACGGCCACGACAAGCGCCTGCGGATTGTGCTGTGCGGCCACGCTGGCGAGCATGACGAACTGCTGCAGGCTGGATGGCACACGCGGGTTTGGACGGCGCGCAAGGGCTACGCCAGCACCGACGAGGCGGTGGAGAACAGCGCCTCGGAAACCCTGTGGTGCAGCCCTCACTGCGTGCCGGAGAGGCAGAAGCAGGAGGCGCTGTTTTGAAGTGCCCTAACGCCTGAGATAACCGGAAGCCCGTCAGGGCTTTCCGGTTGATTGAATAGTTGGGCGACTGACGCCCGGAAAGGAACCGAAATGGAACTGACGAAAGCGGAATGCGACGTGCTGGACGAACGCCGCCGGCAACATGAGGTTGAAGGATGGACGCCAGAACACGACGACCAGCACAAAAACGGCGAAATACCACGAGCTGCCGGTCTTTATGCAATAAGCGCCGGGTTTGCATCGAAGTACCTTGAAGGCGAAACCAAAACCTGCCCAGTACCTGATGGCTGGCCGTGGGCAGATAAATGGTGGAAGCCAGCCAATGCGCGCCGCGATCTGGTGAAGGCCGGCGCACTGAATCTGGACCTGGGCGGCGCCATCGCCGAGAAGCTGGCCTACAACGCCCAGCGCGCGGACCACAAGCCCGAGGCGCGCGCCGCGGCGGGTGGCAAGACCTACTGATCAACCCGGGCCGTCAGGCCCGTCACCACCCACCACCATGTTCAAGTCCGCCTCCATTTTCCGCATCATCAACGCCGCCCGCATCACCGACGCCGCGCTGCAGGCCAACGAGTTCACTCCCTGCGGCCCCACGCAGCCGCACTCAGCCGGCTGGATCCCGCCGCGCCCCGGCAGCGCAGGCCTCGCCAACATGGCCGAGACCGTCGCCGGCCAGACCATCCTTCTCGCGCGCATCGAGACCCGCACCGTCCCGGGACCGGCGCTGAAGAAGGCGCTGGCCGAGACCTGCGCCAAACTGGAGGCCGAGCAAGGCCGCAAGGTCGGCAAGAAGCAGCAGCGCGAGCTGAAGGACCAGATCACCACCGATCTGCTGCCGCGCGCATTCCCCAAGGCGGTGAACGTGCCGGTGTGGATCACGCCGGATGGCCTGGTGGTGATCGGCTCCACGTCGACCAATGCCGTCGACACCGTGATCACCATGCTGGTGTGCCTGCACGAGCAGATCAACGTGGTGCCGGTGCACACCCTGGACGCGCCGACCACCATCATGACCGGCTGGCTGCTGGACGGCGAGCCCAACTTCAGCGAGTTCACCATCGGCCGCGCCTGCGAACTGAAGGCGAACGACGAGAGGAAAAGCACGGTGCGCTACGCCCGCGCGCCGCTCGATACCGACGAGGTGAAGGCCTACCTGCGCCAGGGCATGGCAGCGCAGTCGCTGGAACTGACGTGGCGCGGCCGGGTGTCGTTCACGCTGGACCACGCCAAGCGGCTGCGCGGCATCGAGTTTCTGGACGTGGTGTTCGAAGGCCGCCAGGACGAAGGCGCCGAGCAGTTCGATGCCGACGTGGCGATTGCCACGGGTGAACTCGCGCCGCTGATCGCCGACGTGCTGGCGGCGCTGGGTGGCGAGAAGCAGCCGGGCGAGCAGGGCTGAGCATGCACGCCAACACGACACCGGTGACGTCGTTCACCATCTGCAATGCCGAGCGCCGGGCTGGGCGCGGCATGATCGACCCGATCCACGTGGTTTTGTACGAGCCAGTCAAGGGGACGGGGAGCCTGACCATCACCTGCTACGGCTTGGCCTGGACGTGCTGGTGGGGCGCCATGGGCGACTGCCACGTGCGCGAGTTCTTGCGCAGCGTGGATGCCGGCTATGTCGTCGGCTGCCTGGTGCGCGGACAAGGCCAGTTCCAGAAGGCCAGGCGCACGCAGGATCGAGAGCGCGATTATTTGGTCGACATCGTGGCGGCAGTGCAGCGCGCGCTGGCGGCCGGAGTGCCGGCGTGAAGCCACCAGGCCCACAACCCGACGACCCCGCCCTGTGGGTCCATATCGTCGCCATCTCCTGCCCTCGCGGCATGCTGCCTGTCGACAGCAGGGTGCGCTGGGCCTGGGCCATTCAACGATCAATCAAAGCCAAGCCGATGGATACGCATCGGTGGGCGAGGAGCAAGAAATGACCACCGTCATCAAGATCATCGAAGATCACCTGCGCGGCATTGGCGCGGATGGGCTGGTGTATCCGAGCGAGTGTGTCTGCGAAATCGGCAACCTTGCGCCGTGCGACGGCTCTGCAATGCACTGTCAGCCGGGATGGAGAGGCGCCTCGAAAGATGGCGATGATCCCGAGGATTGGCTCATGTACGCCAGCAAAGAAGCGGCCGATGCGAGCAAGGCAGAAGGCGGTGAAGCATGACCACCCGCTGGTACATGATCAACAGCATCGGCATGGCCACGCTGTGCACCGATGAGGCCGACGCGCGCAGCAATGCAGCCGATGCGGACGAGCAGTACCCGCGGCACAGGCCGCATCGAGCGGTGCAGATGGTGGAGGTTGACCAAGCACCAGCGGCAACATCCGGCATCGCCATCCGCAAGCGCGACAGCCTGATCGCCGAAGGCTACCGCATCACCGGCTGGCTGCTGAGCAAGCCCGGCGACCGCCATGCTCTGATGCACGACGCGGCGGTGCGCTGGCTGACGCAGGATAGCCTGTGGAAGCTCATGCATGTGGAGGGGTCGCAGGTGGTGGAGCCGGCCGCCCCCGCTCCGGTGGCGCAGGGTGACATGCGCGAGGCGTTCGAGGCGTGGGCGCGCGGCGCGGACCCGACCGCAGACCGCCACGCCAGCCGACAGGCGCCGACCGTGGCCGAGCTTGCCGACCGCTACATGCGCGAGCATGCCATCCCCTACAAGAAGCCCAGCAGCGTCGCGCTCGACCGCCGCACGTGGGATAAGCACATCCTGCCGGCGCTCGGCCGCCACCGCGTGGATGCCGTCACCAGGGCGGACTGCGTGGCACTGCACGGCGGGCTGGCGCGCTCGCCCAGCCGGGCGAACCAGACGCGGGCGCTGCTGAGCAAGGCGTTCAACCTCGCCGTCGAATGGGACTGGTGCACAGCCAACCCGGTCGCCGGCACCAAGCGCTACCGCATCCGCCAGCGCGAGACCGTGCTGACCGTGCAGCAGCTCGCAGCCATGGACGCGGCGCTAGACGGCATGACGCCGGCCTTTGCCGCACTGGTGCGACTGCTCACCCTCACCGGCTGTCGCCTGAGCGAGATCCTGACCGCGCGCCGCGCGTGGGTGGACATCGAGCGCCGGCTGCTGCTGCTGCCCGACAGCAAGACCGGCCCGCGCCGCATCGCACTGCCGCACCGCGCCGTCGCCATCATCCAGGCCATGCCGGCGCACGAGTGGCTGATCCCGGGCCGCAAGCCCGGCACGCACATGGCCAAGCCGTACACCAGTTGGTACGCCCTGCTGCGCCGCGCCGGCTTGCCGCGCGGCACGCGCATCCACGACCTGCGGCACAGCTTCGGCAGCCACGGCCACGCGCAGGGCCTGAGTCAGAGGCAGATCGCTACCATGCTTGGGCACGCTGATCTGGCGACGACGGCGCGCTACCTGCACGGGCTCGGGCAGGAGGCGGAAGACGTGGACGTGGTGGCCGAGCGGCTGGCGGCTGGGTGGCGTGATGGCACACTGACCCAATGAGCGACGAAGACCGAGCCCAAGACCTCGAACTAGCCCAGTGGGAGGCCAACCAGCGCCTGCGCGCCGTCGCCGTGCGGTTCGAGCCGGGCACGCCAGGCTACGGGCCAGCCGAGTGCACCGAGTGCGAAGAAAAAATGCCCGCGGTCAGGCGGGCATATGGGTTCAGGGTGTGTGTGGAGTGTGCATCAAGTGCCGAACAGGCCAAGCTGAGGCTCGGCGGGCGCGGGTGACGCAGGCTTCGGCTGCGCAGCGCGGATGCGGGCCTCAGCGATCGCCAAGTACTCGGCTGACAGTTCGCAGCCGATGAAGCGGAAGCCCTCCAGTACCGCAGCCTTGCCCGTCGAGCCAGAGCCCATGAACGGATCCAGCACCACGCCACCGGGCGGGGTCACCAGCCGGCACAGGTAGCGCATCAGGTCGGTGGGCTTGACGGTGGGGTGGGTGTTCTCGGCGCCGCGGTCGCTCTTGCTGGCCTTGGCCGCGTAATAGAACCGGGCGGCGCTTCCGGCATCGAGTCGCCGCATGCCGGGCTTCATCTTGAACCCGACCGCACCCTCGTTGTCGCTGTTGGCGCTTGGCTCACCTTCGCGCCGCATCTTCCTGTAGACGTTGCCGGTCTTCGGGCTGGGCGCGGTCGTGCTCGCGTTGGCCATCCGCCTCGGCGCTTGCGGAAACGCCGCCAGCACATCATCCTCGCCAGAATGGATCAGGTTGGCGGGCCAGCGGCCAGTCGGCTGCACGTAGTCGTTCGCGCTGCGCTCGTTGATGCCGCTGCCGTAGCAGTTGCCAGCGTCGCCTTGTTTGTTGTCGCTGTAGCGACCGCCGTTCAGGTTCTCGTCGGTCGCCACCCTGCACCCATCAATGTTCAACGCCCCCGTGCCATGCGCCAGCACGTTCTCGGCCACGGTACCGATCAGCGGCTTGCGCGCCACGGTGATAGGCTCAAGCGAGGGCTTCAGGGCGGTGCCCCAGCCTTGCCACTGGCGGGCGGTTTCGGTGTGCCCGCCAGTGCGCAGGTCGCCAGAGTGGCCGACCCCGTAAACAGTGCCGTCTCCGCGCCTGTCCGCTGCAACCCCCATCAGACGCCGCTCATCGGAGCTGTAGCCAAGCAGGTCGGCCAGCTTGGCGCGGTAGTCCTCGCTCGGGACGATGAACTCGATCGGGGCCCCAGTGGCACGAGCGCGCCCCTCCTCCCAGTCGCGCACGCTCGAAGGCGTGCAGCCGACGAACGCGGCGACTCGATCGCGGGTCAAGCCGACCGCCTCACGCTTAGTGCGCAGCATGGCCGACTGCTCACGCGGCGATGAGCCGCCGGCCTTGTCGATCGCCTTCGACACATCCATCGACTTCGGGAACCCCTGCGAGTACACCCACGCGATCATGTCCCGGATTTCAAACCCCGCATCCTCGATCCGCACGGCCATCCTGTGCTGCGTGCGCGTGCCGGCGAACGCCAGCAGGTGACCGCCCGGCTTCAGCACGCGCAGACACTCGCTCCAGATGGCCTCGCCTGGCACGTCGTAGTCCCATTTCTTGCCCATGAAGCTCAGGCCATAGGGAGGGTCGCAGACAACACTATCCACACTGCAATCCGCCATCCCCCTCAGCGACTCCAAGCAGTCACCCAGGTACAGCGAAGCACCCCCAACAATTACAGGCTCGCTCACATCGTTCTCGCGCAGTTTAGATGCGCAGAGTGTAGTGTTTTTCTAGCGATCCGAGCCCGGTAACGCGGGATGTGGCGTGATCAAGGCCTCGTAGCTCCGCTGACACTGGAGGCCGGCGGCTCTGGCGGCGTCAGCAGCCTCGCCCAGTTCTCGATATCTTGCTGCACACTGGCCGAAAAACTCTGCAACCTGATCGGTTGGCGCGCTGACGGCGGGAGCGGAGGCACCACCGGCGGCGGGACGACGGCGGGTGGCAGTGGCGGCAGCGAGGGCGCTGCGCAGCCGGCCAAGAGCATCAGCGCCGCGAGCGGCATCAGCTTGGTACTGCTGGACTTCGGCATCGTGTTTCTCCTGAGCGCTTGCCAGATCGGCCGCGCGCTGTTGTTCAATGGCTCTGGCCTGCTCGCTGGCCTGGCGCGCCTGCGACGCCATCACCTCGCGCTGCTGCGCCCATTCCGCGGTGCGCTGTGCCAGCGTCAGCCTCGCCTCGTCGCGCTGGCCTTTGACGACGTGCACCTGCACGGATGACCCGGCCAGCAGCACGACAAGCGCGACGATGGCCCAATACAAAACCGTCCTCGGGACGGCTTGCAGGGCGAGGAGGATCGCCCCCATCACACGCCGTCCATGTATGGCACGTACTTCGGCCGCCGCGTGAACAAGACCGCGGGCGCGTAGGCCCGGTTGATGGCGAAGAATGACCGCCCGTAGCCGCCCACCACCGTGCGCGATTTCAGACTGGTGCGCTCCACGTGCCCGAACCATCGCCCCGGGTCGCAGCCGCGCGTGGCCGCACACATGCGCCGATCGCTTGACAACCCACCCAGCCCGCCGTTGTAGGCCGTCAGCGCCATCGCCAGCCGGTCATCAGGCGTTGCCGTGCCCGTGATGACGCCCCAGTTGCGGCGGTCCATCAGCACCAGCGCGCGCAGTTGGTAGTGCGGGTCATACAGCGTCGCCGACGACCACGACCACCCTCGCAACTGCTCTGGGAACTGCTCGCGCAACTCGGCCAGGGCGTCGAATCTGGCGGTTCTGGTGACCTGCCCGAAGCCCACGCCCTGTTCCCGACTGGTGCGCAGCTCGGCGCGCGGATTCCAACAGCGCGCGCTCTTGAGCGACACACAAGACTCCTGCTCGACCTGAGCAGCCAGCGCGCTGGGCATGTGCATGCCAGGCCAGTTCGTGCGGATCTCGTCCTTCAGGACCGGCATGTACTGCACGGCGCCTGGCGGCACCTCGCCGGCCTTCGCCACCCCACCCATCAGCAGCAGCAGCGACGCCAGCACGATGCACACGCCCAGGAACACCCGACCGGCCCCCTCGGATGTCGTGCACGCCCGGTAGGCAGTGGCGCGCAGGTCGAGGTACGGGAACAGCGCCCGGCGGAACACATGCGAGAGCGCGACACCGAACGTCGCCAGGCCAGCGAACATCCCCCACGGGGCGATCGCCGGCTCACCCAATGCCTGCGCGATGGGCGTGCTGACCAGCAACAAAACGACGGCCACAGCCGTCATGGTGGCGACCCGGATCACGTCCGGCATGATGCGGTGCTTCACTTGGAAGGACTCCCTTGCTTGATGACCCGGGCGACCATGATTGCCGCGCCGAGCGCGACCAGGGCCTGCCATGTTTCGAGGTTGCGCGTGATCGCGCCGGGCAGCAGGCCGATGATGGCGTCCTGCTGCGACTTGGTCAGGCTGATCCAGGCCGGCGGCACGATCACCAGGGCCGCGCCGATCTGCATCGTCAGCCAGCGCCAGCTATCGCGCACGCCGTCAACGAGCTTCACAGCCCACCGCCTTCGTCCAGCGCGCCGAAGTCGCTGGTGGCGCCAGCCTTGCGCAGGCGACGCACTTCGTTGTGCAAATGACGAACTGTGGTGTGAAGCTCGGCGTTTTCTCCGCGCAGCTTGACAACCTCAAGCTGTAAGCTGTTCAGTGCGTCGGCCATCTTGCCATTCTGTTCGGTCATGCGGGCGAGTTCATCGCGCAGGCCGTTGACGACATCCGCCTGCGCGGAATCGCGGGCCAAGCCAGTGCGCGACTCGCCGAACGACTTGACGACTTTCTGGATTCCAAGCACCAGGGCGGCAGCGATCGCGCCGGCACCGGCTATGGTTTCAGTCAAGCCTCCCAGGCCCGGCTCTGTCGGTGGGGTCATTACAGCGTCCATGATTTGTTACCCCGATATTCGCGTCACGATGGCAGGCCTTAACCGCGTGTGATCAATTGGACACCAACACTGAATTGCACATTTCCAGACGAGGTTTTGCCGATTGCGGAGGCGATGTGGCGCCCCTCAGACACCAGGGCCACAGCGCGCGCCGTAGCGGGGCGCTGCAGGCCCGAGGCGGAATCGGAACTGCTGACGCCCATGCCCCACTGCGCACTGTCCAAGGATGGCGAAAGCGTCAGCAGCGCGCTGGCGGTGTCGCCGAACATGTTGCCGACCACCGACACATCCACCGTCTCGTCGGGCCAAGCCAGGAAGGTCAGGCGCAGGCCGGTGTTGATTTCGGTGAACGTCGAGCCTGCCACGGCGCCGGACAGCACGCCAGCGCTCGCCGAGATGAGCCGGCGGTTGAACCAGTTGAAGCAAGTCGGGGATGCCAGCGAGTCGACAAACTGCGAACTCGCATTGGTGGCGATCATACCCACCAGCGTGCGGCTGGTATCGCCGGTCTTCGTCTCGACCCCATTCGTCGCAGTGCTGTGCCCCGTGGTGGACAACTCCAGCACCATCGCGCCGGACACCACCGCCGCATAGACGTAATACAGCGTCGTCGCCGACAGGCCAGTATTCGACACCGTGACGCCAGCAGCCGGAATCTGCTGCAGGCCGCCGCCGATTTGGAGATTCTGGCCGTTGTACTGCGACAGCTTCAGCGATGTCGTGGACACCACCGACAGTCGGCATTGGCCGTGTGCGTAATCGATCGCGCGCAGGACTTGGCTCATACATTCGTGGGCTGTGCCCCGTTCATCACTAGGGCCGCCACTTCAGGGTGGTTCGAAAGAAATTCCGCCAGGATCTGCTGCGGCGTGCGCACCGGCTCGGCCGGCTTCACCTGCTGCGCCCACAGGCCGGCGATCCATCGCTGCGTCAGGCCATCTTCGGCCTCGGGCGGCGCATCTTCGACGCACCCGGCCGGGATGTGGAACACGCCGGGCTCCAGGGGCGATTCATGCGCGACCGTGGGCCCGATGAACCACCCGTCAAGATCGCACTGGTAGACCGTCTTGGTGCTCATGGGTCAGAATTTGATGATGGGCAGGAGGGCGATGTTCGACGGGCGAGTCTCGGTGCTGGTGCGGACCACGCGGCTGGCATCGAACGTGAAACTGTTGTCGCTGCCGGCCAGCCCTGCGGTGATGTGGCTGGTCGCCGTGCCGTTCGCCAGGAATGCGCCGCTGCCGGCTACGCCGCCGCCATTGATCATCGACAGCGCGCCGGTGATGTTCTGGATCGCGTCCGACTGGAATGAGCCAATCGTCCGGCCGGAGTCCAAGCCGCGCCCGCCGTCAAGGCCGCGGAAAAACACGCCGCGACCGTCAGGCAGGTTGAACGTCGTGCTGCCGTCGCCGACACCGTAGGCGGTGCCGATGGCGCTGAACAGGGTGGCGTAGACGGACCGTGACACAGCAGCCCCGTTCGCCACCAGCCAGCCAGTCGGCGCCGTGGCACGGGCCGTGAACCCGACGTTGCCGGCGGCGCCGGCCGCGTCAGACTCGGCCTTGCTGTAAACGCCCAGGTTCGTCCGCGCCGTGGCGGCGCTGGCGAGGTCCGACAGGTTGTTGCCGGCCTGCAGCGGGTTGCCGATCTGCCCGGCCGGGAAGTTCTGCACCGCCGTGAAGCGGCTGCCGGCCGGATAGCTGCGTCCCAGTACGACTTGCGTGTTGCTGGTGCCCTGCTGCCAGCCGTCGACACCCGTGGCCTTGGGGATCCGCACGCCCTCGATGAACACCACCAGACCGAGCGTGGTGCACGTCGTCAGGTTGATGGTCGCCTGCCCGGCGGCAAGGGCCGTCACCGGCTCCTCCACCGCGTCCACGATGATCGTTGACGACCCGGGCGAGCGCCAGTCGGCGTCGCCGCTGACATTGGACAGCTTCGTCCAGACCTGCCCCGTGGTGCCGCCAGGCGCCAGGGTCGACCGGGTCACGTTCGTCAGCACCCACGACTGCGTGGCGATCGTCACCGAGGGGTCGACCACCAGCGTGATCACCGCGGTGTTCGACATGACGATCTCGACGCGCAGGATCACGTCCGTGCTGGCTCCGTCGCTGGGGACCGACTTGTACGTCGCCGGGAAATTGCCCACCACGAACAACTGCCCGGCATCATCGAAGATGCCGAACTCGCGGATTGTCCAGCCGCCGGCATCGAACGGGATCACGGCCTCCACGAAGATCCGCCCAGGCAGCGCCGGGTCAGTGACGATCCGGTTGACCGTGCCGCGCCAGACCTCGTGCACCAGTCCGGTTTGCGTCGGGGCCGGCGTCGTTGACGAGCCGCCACCATCGCCGACAGCCAACTGCGTCAGGTTGATCGGCACGCCCGACGATAGCGCTGCCGTGATGCGCGACAGCCCGTAATTCGTGTGGATGGTCTGGAATGTGGGCATTTTGCTATCGTGCGGTCACGATGTCAGGGAACCAGAATGAAATTGCCGACGAGGCGCAACCCAGTCATGGTGCAGGCCCGAGAGACAGAATCGGTGCCGCCGCCTGTGACATCGATGAACCCCAAGCAGCGCGTCGTCGGATCGGTGGGGATGTCCGGGACCACATCGAACGCGGCCGGGTCGGTCAGCGTCACCAGCGTGGTGCCATTGCGCTTCACCGTGATGATGCCGGCGCCGGAATACTCGATGCGGATGGTCTGAGCGCCCGCCAGCGATGCGTCGGTGACTGTCGTGCTGGTGTTCGGCGTGTTGATGGTCAACTGGTTGAAGGCCGGGAAGAAGCTGACCTCCACGTAGCCATTCGCGCCCGTCGTCGTCGGCATGGACGCAATACTGATCGCGCCGCAGTACGGATTGGTCGACGTGATGTCGACATCCATGGAGAGGCTTGACGGGAAAGCATAGTTCCCGTCCGCGATCAGGCTGTACGTGCTCGACTGGATTGCGCCGGCAGCACTGTAGGCCACGGTCGAGCCGCCGCCAGCGATCGATGCCGATCCCGCCGCGCTCGCCGTGAATGTGGTGCCAGAAACGCTGGATGTCGGCGCCGAGAACGACGGCGCCGTGATGAACAGCGCAGGCGTCACCGGCGCCTGGTACATGCCGGAATACGTCTGCGAGCCATCCAGCGCCCAGGTCGCCGTCAGGCTGGGCCCGCTGGGGCCGTAGAACAGGTTGTACCCGCTCCAGCTCAGCGACACCTCGTGCCCCACGCGCAGGTAGGCGCCCATGTAGGGCGCCAGCGTGGTGGTGCGGATGTAGCGCAGCTTGCGCAGGTGCGTCCCCGCATCGCGCATGGCCTCGATGATCGACAGCGTGTTGCTGTTGATCTGGACTTGGTCAAGCGGCGAGTCGACGCCGACTTCCACGTCAGCATCGAACAGGCCATAGCTGCCCACGCCGCCGCCAGACACCGTGATCGTCGCGTAGTCGGTGACCTTCGCAGAGATGCCGGTGGTCGCCAGGCGGATCGCCTCAGCGATGGCCACGCCGTTGCCGCGCGCCGAGGTGATTTCAGCCACCATGCGGGCCGCATACGGGGCGTCGGCCTCGCCGTTGCGGCGCGGTATGCCGTAATACCCGCCGTGCTCATCCACCCACGTGTCGCTCGCCGTGGTGGCGGCGATCTGCAGCAGCGCCTCGCCGATCGCCGCCCGCGAAGAAGTCAGTTCGGTGGCCTGCCCGGTCATGTACGACCACAGTACCGAGCGGAACGCGGTCAGGTGGTCACCGTTGCTCTGCGCCTGATCGCCTGTGGCATCGATGAGCGCCAGGGCGGACAGCCCCAACAGTTCGCCGGTATCCACGAATGGCACCGTGTATCCGGGCTGCGCCGCCAGGAACACCGACAGCGTGCCCACCGTGAACCCGGCCAGGTCGACACGCAAAGCCGCGCCGGTGCCACCCGTCACAGTGGTGGTCAGCACGCCGTCCGCCACCGTCCACGACATCGCCGAGCCGTCATACCGCAGGCGCAGCGCAAGCGCGGCGTCAGGGCCCTTGTCGAACACCCGGTTCAGGTAGCCCAGCAGCTTTTCAACGAGTTTCATGCTGCGGTCAGTGTGATGGTGCCGGGGATGGCTTTGGCGTTGTCGGCCACCGTGACGTCGGCCGATGGTGCCGACATCGAGAGGTTGAAGGCGCCGTCGATGTCGCGCCGCACGATGGCGACCAGTTCGCTCACGCGCACGTCCTCGCCAACGCCCAGGCCCTGGAGGTAGGCCTTCACGGCGCTATCCGCCGCCGCTAGGACATCGGACGAGGTGAAGCCGGGAGCGATGGTCACAGTCGCCGTGACGTTGATGGGTTGGTCGCTGGCCGCCGCCACGATGCATTGCACGCCGGCAGCCTTCCAGCCCGGCACGGGCGCGCCGCTGCTGTCGTAGTAGCCGTCGATCACCTGCTGAGTGCGCGTCACCAGGGCGCCGCTGGTGGCGCTGGCGCCGTTGTGCACGTAGCAGCGCACCAGGCTGATCGGCTGCGCCGAGTCGGTCATCCACGGCTCCAGCACGCTGGCGTGCGCGACGTACTCGGTCACCGAACCCAACGAGTCGGTCAGCGCCGATGTCTTGGCGCCGTAGACGATGGCCGACTTGGTGCCGCGCGCCAGGCTGGCGATGTAGCCCTGAAACCTGACCTTGCGCGCCTCATCTGATTCCGCGTCTCGGCCATTGATGAAAGGCGCCGGGTTGGTCACAGTTCCCACGCCAGAGATGGCGGACGGCAGTTCGGTGATCACCCCTGATCCAGCGTTGCCGGCCAGCCCAGGCGACTGAGCCGCCACCAGCACATCCACGTAGCTGTTGCCGAGCGATATGGCTGCGGCAGCCTGCGTCGCATAGGTGGTGGTGGTGCCCGGGATGCGGACCACAGTCCCGGACGGGATGTTGATCACCGTGGTCGCCAGCACGCCGCCACTGGTGCCGAACCGGATGACACCACTCGCTGCCTGCGCCGCCAGAGGGTCGAATCCGAACGTGCGGAACACCGAGACCGGGATGGCCTCCTTGATCCCCACGTACATCATCAAGTACAGCTCCTCCAACTCAGCGGCGGTTGCCTCCAGCATCGTGCGGATGATCGACCCGCGGTTGAAGTCCGTGACCTTGTTCGTCGTCGCGCGCACCAGATTGATGAGCGAGGCGGCGATCGAAGAAAAGTCCTTGATCTGAAAGGCCATGGCCTACCCCTAGAAGGTCACGGTCGCATCGACCGCTCGCCCCGTGATGGGCTCAGCGACGACGGTCACAGAAATACTGTCGCCGGACACATCGGCCACGGCGCTGCGGATGCGCTGCACGCGCGGGTCGGCCGCGACGGAGGCCCTGGCGTAGGCCGCAGCCAGTTGCCCGGCCGTGGCGCCGTTCGCCGCGCCGAGCAGTTCGCGCACGCGACTGCCGTACTCGGGGTGCATCACCAGATCGCCGCGGTCCGTGTCGATCCGGTGGCGCAGCGCCTGACTCAGGTTCGCCGTACCCGACACCTGGCCGAAGTCCCCGCCGACGATCTGCAGCACGCCGCCCACCAGGGAGATATCGCGCTCGAACACGAGGTCGGGGTCGGTGCTGATCGCGGCGGCTGCCGACGCCGGCACAAGCACCAGCGTGCCGGTCAGCACCACGCCGTCAGTGACAAGCGATGCGTCGTCCGTGATGTACGGCGGCGCCAGCTTGTTCAGCGCGACGAGTTCAGGCCACCGCTTGCCGTCGCCAAGCTCGCGCAGGGCAAGCGCCTGCATCGTGTCGCCACGGCGCGTCTCAACGAACCGGAACCCCGTCAGGGGCGTGCGCAGGTCGACGGTCATACCGAGATGCCCCGCGCCGCACTGGAGGCCAGCGGCCCGATCGTCGCCAACGACATCGGCGCCAACACCGGGTCGGAAGAAGCCAGCACCCCAAGGCTCGCCCTGCCATCGGTCGAGAGCGCCGCCGTGGTCGTGGTGGTGGTCACCGTCTGCGCGAAGGTGTTCAGCCCGGCGAATTGCGTGAGCGCCCGGCCGCCGGCCGTGGAGCTGCAGTTGCTGGCGCCGTACAGGGGGCTGTAGTCCTCATAGTACCCAGCACCTGACAGCGCGCCGCGCAGGGCACAGAACGCATTCCGGTAGGCGGCAGCCACGTCCATCGCCCGCGCCCGGATCTGGCTCGGCAGGTTCACGATGGCGGCGATGCTGTGGAAGATGTTCATCCCCGCCTTGCTGGCATCGCGCGCAATCAGGATGAGCTGATCCGCCGCGCCGTTGATCGACCCGACGCCATCACGCACGGCCTGATACAGCGCGCCGGTCGCCTGCATGAACGAGCGCACGGGCACCGACGCGGCCTTGTCGACCCAAGTGGTGACCTCGCCAGCATAGCCGGCGATCTTCGTGGCGCTGGCCGCCAGGCTTTTCAGGCCGGCCTCCAACAGCGGGCCCTTGGTGAGGCCGTCGATGATCGATGGGATGGTCGACTCCAGCACGTCGTCATCCATCGACCCGAGCGCCACCATGCTGATCTGATACTGCGCCAGCAGCGGCCGACTGCGGCTGCGGCGGAGCGTGAACGACACCGGCGCGACGATGTGCGTGGTGCCGTGCAGGCCGTCCGAGAAAATCAGCTTGATCTTGCTCGGGTCCAACCCGGCAGACGACGCCGCGGCGCGCCGCTTGTGCCACTGGTCGAACACCGTGTCGCGCAACTGCACGAACCGCATGGCGCCGTCAGCGCGGCCGGACTGGTTCGCCACCTCCAGGCCAGAGCCGTACATGCGATGCCAGCCTGTGTGCCCGCTGATGGTGATCTGCGCCAGCCCGGCGCCGAACGAGTCGGCCCACGCGCCGCCCAGGGTCTGCTGAACCGTCAGCCGGCTCGGCTCCTGGCGACTCAAGTCCTCCGGCCGGATTGCCAGCGTGACGACATTGAGCGCAGCGCCTGCCGACGTCGGGTCGTCAAGGACGAACGAAATCGGGCAGGCGCCGGCAGTCTGGTCAGATGGCGCGCCAAGGGACAGCATGCGCCAAGTGTGGCGTCACGATGCCGGCGGTCAATTCGGCACAGTCGTGGTCAGGACGGAGCCGCTGACGACGTACTGGTGCGTGTGCGTGCTGCCGACGAACTTGCCGTTGTTCTTCAGGTCGCCCGTGGTCAGGACGTTGCCGGTGATCACCACATTGCCGGTCATCGTCGCGCCGCTGCCGCCAGAGCCGGTCATGCCGCCTTGGTAGGTCAGCAGGCCATTCACGGTCAGCGAGCCGGTGCACGTGGTCGCAGCCGCGTCGATGGTGACGGACGGCGCGTGCACAGTCGCCGTGCCGGTGGAGTTCACCGTGGTGGTGCCTGCCACCGTCACCGAGGCATTTCCGCCGGTGTTCACCGTCAGGTCGCCAGGGTGGTCGATCGTCACCGCGCCGGCCGGCGTGATATGAATCGTCGTCGGGCCCACCACCACCTGCAGATGCAGGCTGCGGCCGGTGTTCTTGGCCAGGGCAAAGTTGCCGTCGAAGTTCTGCCCCGCCAGATCCTCGTGCGCTGGCGTCTCGGCCAGCCGGATGTATGACCCCGATGGGTGGTGCAGCTCGACATTCCCCGCGCCGTCCACCGTCGTGTAGACATCGCTCGGCAGCCGGTTCATGTAGCGCCCGGCCGCGAACGTCATCTGGCTGATCTGCGGCATGAGGAAGCCGACCACCACCCAGGTGTTTGGCCCCAGCATGCCGACCACCGCCGCCGCGTCCCTGTCGGTGCGCTGCGTCAAGTCCCACTTGTCCGCCGTGGCGGTCGGCTCGGGCAGGCTCACCAGCCCGGTGTTGCTGCTGGCGCCGATCGCCAGCACCTGCACGCCGGTCAGGCGGCTGCCGTCATCGACCATCACAAGGTCGACGCTGTGGTCCTCGTGGTGCACCGCGGTGACGCGGCCGATCCGTAGTGTCATGACATCTCCGCCAGATAAGGCGACCCACCCGCCTGCACCCGCCGGATGAACCCAGTCCCCCGCTCAAACTGCACCGTGGTGAACCAGCCCGAGAAGGGCACGATCTCGTGGTCGACCTCCACCACGTAGTAGACGGCCGACGTGCTGCCGCGAGTCAGGCGAACGTAGGTGCCGGCCTTGATGTCCTCGTTGCCACGCAGGCGCATGCTGCCGCGCTCGAACAGGACGTTGTCCTTGTTCTGCTCGACTAGGACGCGGCGGCGTTCGTTGACCCAATCCACCATGGTCTGCGCCTGCTTCGTCATGCCGGGCTGCTCGTCGCCGGTGTTGTGCGTCAGCATGGCGTCGTTCCCGAGCGCCGTTTCCGTCTGCATCGCCCTGGTGCCGTACAGCTTTTCCTGGCTGTTGGTGTATTCAGCCAGCACCACGGTGTCCCGCGCGCCCTGAGTCACCGCCCACTGGCGCGTGATGTAGTCATCGACAAGCTGGAACCTTGGTGCAGACACCCAGTAGTAATTACTCACATTCGCGTCGCCTCGCGACACGGATAGCGACATCAAGTCCTCGTCGCTCACATCGATGTAGGTTGGGTCCGGCGCATCCGGCTGGATTTTCTTCGGCGGGTCATCCGAGGCCGTCAGGTACGGGTTCGGGCGGAAGACGCAGAACACGCCGTCATCGCGGTCCTCGATGAACAACTCGTTCCAGACGCCGACGTCGCTGAAGCCGGACAGCAGGTTGTAGAAGTTCCCCTGCTGCGACTGGATGCCAGGCGACGTGGTGCCATGCTTCACCGCGATGTCGACCTGAATCTTTCGCGGGAGCGGGAAGTCGGCCGGCATCATCTTGTCGATGAACGGGTTGATGCACTTGTCGAAAACCTGCTGCACGAAGTCCTGCACCTTCAGCGCAGTCTCGAACCCCACGCCGAACTTCTCGAACAACCGGAACCCAGAGATGAAGTCCTGGCCCAGGATGTAGTCGGCCCAAAACACGATCTGCATGATCTGCCAGACCTTGCCGTAGTCCTGTCCACTGATCGTCACCTGCCGCTGCGGCCGACCGTCGCCGCCCATGCCTTCGCTTCTCGACACGTCGGACACGAAGCCGCGCATCAGGATGGGAGGCTGGCCGGCACCAGTCAGGGCGTGCCTGGCGCGAATCTCGATCATGTCCATCGGCTCAATCAGGCCGTACAGCGACTCCAGTGCAGCCGAGCCGTGGGCCTGATCGCCAATCGTCAGTTGGAACCCGCCGGCCGGCTGGCGGACCGACTTGTTGGTGCGGACAGACGCGCCGTCGCCGATGAACGGCGTCAGGTCGATGGCCTGCTGCTGCACAGTGCCCTGGAACCTGTCGCTTGTGACCAGCTTCCCGCCAAGGCCCTTGCGCGCCACCATCTTGTAGAGAGTGACGCCGAATTGAGGCTGGTAGACCTTGACCGTTTTCATCACTGGACTCCGGCCGGGACCGGCTTGTTGAACTTCGCCTTGACGTTGCGCGTGTCGACGCCGCCATCACGGTGCACCCGGATGTCGATGGAAGCATAGGCTTCGGCGCCGCCGCGGCCAGCACCCGCACCGGTCATGCCCATCGCCGCCGACCCTGGCGCGGACGACTGCTGCGACATGATCTTGCGCACGTAGGCCTGCGTCTCCGGCGGCGCATTCTTCAGCCAGTCGTCGCCGTACATGCCGATCGCATTATCGACGTTCCCGGGGCCCCAGTTGTAGGCGCCCAGGGCGCGCGATGAATCACCCTTGTACCGCTGCAGCATCGCCGCGAGGTAGTCTCGGCCGAACCGGCGGTATTCCGTCTCGGAGTTGTTCTGCAGGGGCGTCACACCGAACCCGGGATCCGTGCCCGTGCCCGGCATCACCTGCGTTATGCCCATCGCGCCGGTGTCCTTGTTCACCAGCAGGCGGCCCGTCGCCGGGTCGATGTGATGCCCGCCAGATTCCGTCTGGATGAGTGCATTCATGAGCGCATCGGCACCACCCGCGTACTTGCCGGCGTACCCCATGTTGCGCTGAGCGATCGCCGCGCGCTTCTCGCGCTCCAGTGACCGGCCATTCTCCCAGGCGCTGCGGGCGGCCGGGTTCATGGCGGCATAGCCGGGCTTCTGGCGCAGATCGGCAGTCTCCTGATCGTACTTGTCCAAGTCGGCCTTGGACTGCGCCGCGACTTGGTCGAACTGCTTGATGCCCGCCAGGTCTGCTGCGGCCTTGCCGAACTGCGAGTCAGGCGCGATCTTCGCGGCCATCGCCACCACGGCATCCCGGATGGTGTTCGCCACCGGGATGAGCGTGCCAGCGAACTGCTGCGTGACCCGCTCGACGCCCGCGATCGAGCGGCGCGTCTCAGAGCCTTCGGTCTTCTCTTGATCGCGCGTGGCGGTAAGCTCGGTCAGGACGTCCTTCATCTTCTCGATGTCGGTGCCACCCATGGCCTCCTTCAGCCGCTTGGCCTCGTCTGGCATGAGCGCATCGGCACCAGTGCGGCCAAGCAGCGACGACGCCTGCGCCTGCAGGTCGCTCATGCTGCCGCCGTTGATGCGCGCCAGCGCGCCGATGCCGTTGGCGTTCAACTGGCTCAGGGATACGCCCGTGCGGCTCAGCCGACCCTCCAGCCCGCCGAGGTTGTTGCCCGTGCCGTGCGTGAGCAGGGCCATGGCCTGCGTCTCGTTCAAGCCGAGCAGGCTGGCGGTGGCCGACAGCAGCATGTCAGAGTTGCCGCCGTATTGGCTTTTCAGCCCGCCGACGATGCGCGCCATGTTGCTGGTGCTGTTGCCGGCCATCACCTTGCCGCTGTACTGCGCGTAGAGCGACCCCGACCCGAATGTGCTGCCGGTGCTACCGAATAGCCCTTGCTGCTGCAGCAGACGGACTTGGATCGGGTTCAGGCCGGTACTGCGCCCCAGTGCCGCGAGCATGAAGTTGTTGCCCGCCTCGCCGGCCGCACCGCCGCCCATCACGGCGGAGTTTGCGCGGCCAAGAATCGACGCCGAGTTGCCGACGTCCAGACCCGCCCGGCCGCTGCCAGCCATGCCCACCAAACTGCCGAGGTAGCCCGCCAGATTGGCCGGCGACAGGCTGGCGCGCGTCTGACTGCCGATGAACGACGTCACCGCCGTCATGAGTTCGTCGGCCTTCGCAAAGCCGACGCGGCCGACCGCCTCGCCGATCAGCAGCGCCAGTCGCTTGCTGCCCGTCTCGTCAGTGGTGAGCTTGTTGACACGGGCCGAGGCCATCAGGCCGGTGCCGGCGCCGAGGTCCAGGCCAAGCGAGCGAGCCAGCCCGCCGCCGACCATCAGTTCTCGGTGCATGCCGACCGCGCCACCAGGGCCGACGTTGGCCATCTTGGCGAACTGCAGCGCGAGTTGCTGGGCCTCGTCAAACGTGGTGTCCATGCCCTTCGCCGCATGCCGCACTGAGTCGCGCAGGACGTTGAACCCGACGTTCACGTCACCGATGGTGCGCTTCAGGGTGTCGTAGCGGATCGACTCCTGTTCGGCATCGCCGAGCTTGCCCATCACGGCGCCGACAGCCTTGCTGACACCCAGCGCGGCAAGGCCGCCCATCATGGTGCTCAGGCCGGCGCCGAACCCGCCGGATGCGCCTGCGTTGATCGAGCGCGCGGCCACGCCGCCGACAGGGCCGGCAGCGCCCAAGCCAGCATTGACGATGCCCTGCCCGGGGAACCCGCCGCCGCCAGGGGGCTGGGGGGGCATGCCGCCTCCACCACCACCGCCTCCACCACCACCGCCGCCGCCGGGCGGTCCAGGGGGACGACCCCCAGGCGGTGCCGCTGGCGTCGCCCACAGCCGATCGCCATAGGCCGTGCCGGCGCCGACGTAGTTGAACACCCGCTGCGCGCCTTGCCCGCCCGTGTAGACGCGCCCCCAGTCGACATCGTGGAAGTTCGTGCCACCTTGTCCCGTGGCATTCAGCCTCCGCTTAAGGTCGGGGTTGATCTTCTTCAGCGCCTCGAACTGCGCCACGACCTTCTTGAGGTCTTCCAGGCCAGCTTTGTCGACAGGGTTGAACTTGAGCTTGTTCATCTTGGCGATCGAGTCGCCAACCCTGTTCATCTGCGCCGTGAAGTCAGAGATCGTGCGCGCTATGTCGGCCTTATCAAGGTCCGCAGATACTGGAATCTTGACGCCGTCAGCCATCACACATCCTCAAAGTCATCCGGCATGTCCGCCGCCGCGTCCGCCGCGGCGATTTCGTCCGCCAGGCTGTATTCTTCATCCACGACCTCATCCTCGGTCGGATTTTCGGCGTAGTGATGCGCCCAGTAGTCGGCCTCGATGCCTTCTGGCGTCATCTCCAAAAATCGCGGATCGGTCGGCGGCAGGTTGTACCGCTTGCGGAACAGGAACGAGAGCGACTGCGCAAGTTGCCGCCCTTGCCGCTTAGCTCTACGGCTTTGCTCCTCGGCGAAAAGAGCCCTCCTTTTCGCGCAGCGCCGCATGGGCCAGCGCGAGTTTCTGGTACGTCGTCTCGTCCAGCGGGTCCATCGTGTCGAGATCCCACTCGGCCGGGGCGTTGACAGTCAGGACTCGCAGCACGGCCATCCAGCCACCAACCTGCGCGAGGAAGTACTCCGGCGTACCTGGCTGGGCGTTGTTGGTGTCGACACCCTCGTTCGTGCGGGCGATCTCTGCCGAGATCCGCAGTTCATCGCGCAGCGTCCTGCGGCCGAAGACGAAACTTCCGACGCCCTCGACGTCGACAGGGAAATCACCAGGGGCAGGTGTGCGCATGTAGGCTCCATGAGAACGCCGCCCAGTGGGCGGCGCTGTTTGCAGGTAGGGTCAGTGTGCCGTCACGGCACCACGGCAGTGATGCCAGCCGTGGTGAGGTCGGACTTGAGCCACGTGCGCTCGCCGCGGCCATCGTAGCGCGGCTGCGGCAGCGTGCCGGCGGCCACGCGCTGGCGCACGGCAGACGGCGTGATCTTCAGGATGGTCGCCATCTCGAAGATGTTGACGGAGTCGGTCGATGTCATGCCGACGAAGCCCGTCGAGCTGATCTTGTCTTTGTTGGACTTGCTCATGATGTTGCCTCAGTTCAGACGGTGGGGGCGCCGCCGCTCACGTCCAGCGCCATGAAGCTGGCGTTGGCCATGACGATGGCGTTGCGGCTGACGTCGATGTCGCCGCTGGCGTAGCTGCAGCCGGTGTACTTGCGCAGCTCCTCGCCGGTGTCCTTGTCCAGTTGGACGATGTCGAACACCAGACCTTGCAGCGCAGCCGCGCCGTTTTCGGGGATCAGGCCGGCGCTGCGCATGTCGCCCTTGCGCAGCACGACGTTGCTGACCGACAGCGTGTAGCGGGCCGCTGTGGGCACGTGCTCTACGGGATTGATGTCCCCAATTCCGTACACACCCTCCAGGCCATAGTCATCCGACTGGCGGACCGACTGCAGAGCGCCGATCTGCTTGCCGTCGAAGAAGATGGCCAGGCGGTTCGCCGACCGGACATTCTGGTTCACTTTCATATCAACCTCTCATCAGCCGGTAACGGTGGCTTGGAACGGCGTCGCAAAAATCGACACGAGGATGTAGTTCGTGGGCACGACAGGCGAGCACTGGAACTCCACACGCATCACGTCGCCGTCCAGCGACACCGAGATGCCCTTGAACGCCGGGTTCGTGGCGTCGCCAGCCAGCACGCCGGGGCCCTGCGGCTCGTCGCGCGCCAACTCGGTGAGCGTGCCGCGGACGATCGACTTGGCGCGAGCCAGGGCCATCGCGTTGCCCTTCTCCCCCCGCAGCACATCCAGAGCCAGCCGGACATTGCGCGCCACGAAGTCCAGCGCCACTCCGGTGCTCACTTCCACGCGGTTGTAGTTGTCATTCACCAGCCACGTGCTGATCGACTTGACCACCTTGAAGCCCTGCGCGGTGTCTTCCACGCACAGCACGCCGCCGGTGATGAGCGCGTCGGTGTCGGTCGGGTTGCGCAGCTTGCGCTCCAGGCCGCGGACCTTGATGGTCTTGTTGGTCAGCGAGGTGCCGGGATTCACGCCCGAGAACGCGCCGGCCAGCAGGGCGGCGGTCATGTAGGGCGGGTACAGCGTCAGCGTGCCGGCGGCATTGAAGTCGTAGTAGCCGAGGTGCACCAGCGACGTGCGATCGCTGTTGATGGCCTTCGCCAGCGTGATCGCCGTCGCATCGCTGGTGCCGGCCGGCGCACCGCAGATCGCGCGGCGCTCCATGCGGCCGACGCCGGACATGAACGCGACGTGCGAGTCAGCCATGGCGTGGATGCTCGGGTCGCTGGAGACCGGGACCACCCACTGCACATCCACCGTCTGGAGCGTGGTGAAGGCGTTCGACCACTCGGTGTTGGTCACCACGCCGTCGACGGCACCAGCCAGGTAGGTGAACGGCAGCACCGCCGGCAGCGTGCCGACGCCGGCCGGGCGCGTGGCGGTCACGAAGCCCTCGCCCAGTCCGTTGAACCAGTCCACGATCGCCTGCAGGTGCGCCGTGGCGGTGTAGGTGGCGGTCTTCACGTCCTGCGCGGTCACGAAGTCCAGGCCCTGCAGCGTCGGCGCGGCGCCGTTGCCGTCGAGCACGGCAGCAGTGAAGCCGGTGACCACGTTGATGCGGTCCACCAGTTGCTGGATCGTCGGGTACGTCGCCAGATCGATGGTCGCCACCGTAGTGCCGGTGGGAGCCGCCAGCGTCACCGTGGTGCCGTTGACGGTCATCTGCGCCGACGCAGCGCCACCGGTGTAGCGCACCGTGAAGGCGTTGCGCAGCACGTCGTCCTGGCTGAAGTAGCTGTTGCCGACCTGCGTGGTGAGCTTGCGGCCCGCCGTGGTGGCAGCCTCGATTTTCAGCTTGATCTGGTTCGTCCACAGGCCATAGTCGGTCGACACGAGGTTGACCACCGTGGCCGACGCGCCATCCAGCAGCGCCAGGCTGGCCTGCGTCGCCGGGTTGACGCGCACGGCCACCACCGAAGCCGGGCCGCCGGTCTGCGCGCTCGGATCGAAGGCCTTCAGCGCCGCCGTGAGCAGTTCGCCATCACGCAGCGTGGCGATGGCCTCGCTGGGCGAGCCGAACGTCAGTGCCGTGTTCGGCTGACCGCCACTGGAACGGCCCACCAGGGCCACGACGTTGCCAACCGAAAGGTTGCGATTGGCCATCGCGGAATCGTCCACCACCGACTGAACGGTGGGGCTGACCAGCAACCGGCCGTTGAAAAATACGCTCATGGTCTACCTCAGACAGGTTGCGTTGCGAAAGCGTCGAAAGCCGCCTGATAGGCCGCCTCGGTGTCCTTGTGCCGCTCTGCCGCGCGCTGCGAGGCATGGAAGCCGCCGATCAACTCGACGCGCCGATCGCGCGCCGACAGGCGGGTGCAGAACTCGGTCAGGGTCAGCTCGTCGGCGGGCAGTGCCACGGGCTCATCGTTGGTGGTCTTGGCCATGCCAATGCCTCAGTTGATCGCGCCGGCAGTCAGCGCAATGTCGGTGATGATGTCGGCGCCAGGCGCGGACACCAGAATGGGCGTCTTGCAGGTGATGGTGGTCATGACCTGATAGACGGGGGCCGAGTAGGCGGTGAAGTCCTCGGTATCCTGCTGGGAGAACGACACGTTCAGCAGGCCGTGTTCATCGAACACCGGCAGGTTCGCAATCAAGATCCGGCGCAGCGACTTGCGCAGGTCTTTGCGGGCGTCCGGGTTCAGCGCCCAGCCCATGACGACCAGGGTGGTTTCCGCCAGCCAGCCCTGCGAGTCGTCCGACGTGCCGGTGAACCAGTCGATGTCGTTCGCATCGCCCGTCAGGTTCTCGCCTACGTAGCGCTCGGCCGGCGACTCGTTCTGGAGGTGCACCGTCACCATGGGAAACCGCGTGTCGTCGTACAGCGGCGGGGCCGTCAGCACGGGGATCACACCCAGTTCGTGCTTCAGTGCGCCGCGCGCCACTTCGACCGTCAGGCCGGCGTCGATGCGGTCGCGGAACACCGTGAGCGCGTCAGCGGACTCGTCCGAGTACGTCGCGCCAGGCGTGGCGCTCAGGCTCGCACTGGCAGTCCACGTCGTGCCGGACCAGTAATAGACGCGGTAGAAGTAGGTGGAGCCATCCACCAGGCCCACGTCATCCAGTGCGCTGCGAGCAGTGCCGGCGTGCACAACCAGAGCATCGACATCGTTGGGCCCCGTGAAGGTATCAGCAGCCTTGCGCAGGATGCGCCACGCGACGGCGCCAGCGGGTGGGCTCAGGTAGACCCTGAGCGCAGACCCTGACGGAATCGGCGTGATGGCTGTGATCGACATGAGTGAATGGTGCGGTCACGACGAGGCGTGACGGCAGGATGCTACGCATGAGCCAATTCCAGATCCGCGTCGACCTGACAGACGTCGGCGCCCAGGCCGGCGCGATCATCAATGCTGCCGTGCTGCCGAGGTTGAATCAGGCCGTGCGCGCCGTGGTGACTGCCACGCAGTCAAGCTGGATGGAGTCGGTGCAGCGCGCCAAGCTGTGGTCTGGTGAGAAAGACGCCTACGCGGCCAGCATCCAGGCCAAGATGACCGGCGACTTTGAAGGCCTCGTCTGGAGCGAATACAAGTACGCCAAGGAGATTGACGACGGCCGACCGGCGCGCGACCTTAAGAAGTATCTCGACACCAGCAGCAAGGTGCGCCGGACGAAGGACGGTCGCCGGTTCCTCATCATCCCGTTCAGGCACAACACGCCAGGGAATGAGGCGCATGCGAAGGCCATGCCTGATGCGGTCTACGATGCCGCGAAGCTGCTGAAGGCCAGCACGGTCGCCGGCCAGGGCCAGCGCCCGGCTGGCGAGGTGACATCACTGCACCCCAGGTGGGGCACCCAGGTGATGGGGAAGAAGCACCAGACGCCGTTCCTGTTCAACCAGGCCACGCGGCAGCATGTGATGGTGCCGCGCAACCTGTACCAGTGGGGTGAGAAGCTGGTGGGACTGCCCAAGCAGCACAGCCGTTATGAGGGCATGGTGAGGTTCGACACCAGCATGGGCGGGAAAAACTACAGCCAGTACATGACGTTCCGTGTGCTCATGGAGGGCTCAAATGGCTGGATTATTCCACCGCAGCCAGGGCAACACATTGCCAGAAGTGTTGTTGAGAAAATGAAGCCGCTGGCGGAAAACGTCTTTGCTGAAGCTATGAAGCGTGGCGGTTAATGCGCTCCCAAGCAAAACCGCTATGGAGTTTTTGTTTTCCAGCGCAACACCTAGAAATGCATTCCTGAATAAATCCAGACAATTCAGCCAGGTTCATGCTTTCGAATTCTACGATTTCACCGGTTATTGAATGCGTACCGCGTACCGCTTGAGATCTCGCACTTTTGTCACCGCTCAAGCCAAACATAGGGTTAGCCTCACCCCTAGTGGAATTGGATATCCTGCGCCGACTTTCTTCTGATCTGGTTTTCCCCTTCACGCCGCGCGATATGGCTTGGCGATGCTCGATTGGCATAGCGCCTCTTGACCTGCTGTAGTGCCGCTCACCAGATAATGCCGCCGCTATCTTACTTCGATGTTCATCAGAGAATTTACGTCCTCTTAATGGGGCTGCCGGGTCAATACAATAATTACAAACCCGGTCAAATCCAACCACCTGTTCGAGCCACCAATGCTCTCTCTCATCGAGTTCTTCAACGCAGCACGTTTCAAGTACAACAAAACTCAATGAATCAAAGCCATATTTGTTAATGGCAAGTTGCAAGCGCTTGTTGTGGTGTTTGCTGTTGCGCAATGATGATTTATGCTGGTTAAATCTTAAGCTTATATTCTGAGATTGACCAATATAGTAAAGAGGCAGATTGTTTGGCCTATCTACAGTAATCAGATAAATTCCGGCGTTAGTCATGTATCTATTATACTACCTACTCATCACGTCCCAGCGCCTGGCCACCAAGTTCTTCGGCAGCAGCGCGCCTTGGTGCTCGTTGCGGTCCGATGGCATATTGTCAAACACATAGTACGTCGGCTGCCGCTGCCCTTCGATCGTGTACTTGGTGCCAGCCGGCGGCTCGCCTGCCGCCCACGTCAGCGACCCGTCTTGCGCCACAGCCGGAATCCCGCCTTCGACCACCGCATCGCCAGCCGTGTTCAGCCAGAACACGCGGTCGACGGACAGCGCGCGCTCGAACAGCCTGTCATTGCGACCACGCACCAGCACGCGCGAGAACCTGTCCGATCCATTGAGCATCGTGATTTTGTCGAATCGCCCGGCGTCGTACATCGGCGAGTCGCTAGGAATGACGAGGATCGCGTCACCAGATTCGTACATCCCGAACTGCGCCCAAGCCTTCACCACCTTCTGGCTCGCCACGCCGACGACCGTGGCGACTTCGGCACCGTAAATTTGCCCCTTGCCGTGGCACAGCGGGCACCCAGGCTTGGCTGCGCCGCTGTGCGTCTCGACGCACGGACACGCCGTCGCGCGCTGCCACAGCACGCGCTGCCCCATGTGGCTCAAGTGCGCGTTGAACGCCGCCGGGTTGAGTCGCATCACGCACCCCCCATGAACCCAACCACCACACCATGGATCGCCGTGCGAAGGCCGCCGTTGCTGCCTGGCGGGCCGTTCATCAGCCGGTCGATGGTGTCCTGATACTTCGACACATCCACGCTCAGCGACTGCGACAGACCATCCGCCGAGATGCTGCCGCTGCCGGGCATCATGGCGTCCTCAATGATACTGACGGCCGCCATCTTCATGACGACGTCGATCAGGTCAGGGAAGTCGCGCGCAGCATTGGACAGGCCGGCGGTGTACCGGAGTTGGATCATGTTCGGCACGGCCCGGCCGCCAGCGCCGACTGCCGGCAGCAGGAACACCGAGAGCGGCGCCAGGAACGCCGACGAACTCGGCACCAGCCTGATCTGCCCATACTTGCGGTCGAGCCGCACCCAGTCGATGGGGATCTCGAACACCGAGCGCGTCGGCACTGGGTACACCAGCCGGATCGACTGCACGCTGATGATCGGCCGTTGGCGGGCCGCGAGGTAGCCGTAGCTGTCCGGCATGAGCCAGCCCGGCTCGTAGTCGTAGGCCGGCTCCTGCGCGTAGCGCGTGCCGGCGGTCACCAGGGCGTCAATCTCGTCCTGCGGCGCATCTTCAGGGATGATGACAGTCGGCGCGAAGTAGCAGCGCAGTTCGCGCTGGGCTTTCGCCTCAGCAGCCAGCAGCTTGCCGCGCAGGAAATCCGTGGTCATGTCCGCCACGGACAGCCCGATGGACTGCCCCACCAGCACCAGCCGGTCGCGCTTGAGTTGGTCAACCGCTGCGGGCAAGTTCGGGAACAGCGCCGAACTCATGTCCGCCAGGGTGGGCGCCTGATCGGTGATGAACAGCCGGAACGCGCGGTCACCGGTGCGCCCCATCGCCGTGGTGATCCGGTTGACCACCGCGTACCACGTCGTCGGCGCGCCGCCTTGCACCCAAATCTTTGCCAGGGTGTCGGAGTGCGACGACTGGCTCAGCACCAAGCCAGGCACGTCATCCCACACGCTGGTGGCGATCGTGTCGCCGACGTCGAGCCAGTCCGACCAGTCCATCGAGTAGTCGAGGAACTCGTCTTTGTCTTGCTCAGCCCACAGGCCGCGGTTGTCGGTTTGTAGTTGCGTTGCCATGGTGCCTCTAGGTCAGGGCTTGATGATGAACACACGACGCGGGCCGACGATGAAATTTCTCGGCGCTGCCGGCTCGACCACCAGAACCCGGCCGCCGTCTGGCGTGTCGACGCGGAACACCCGCCCGCCGCCAGGCGTCGTCGCCACCATCACCCGCGCGCCGGGCGTGTCGGTGATGGTGAAGGCGCGGTCGCCGTGGGCAGGCAGATCGCTGATGATGATGATCAGGTCACCAGCAGCCGCCTGCTCTGCCAAGGCCGCCACCAGATGCCGCACGCCAGACCAGTCGTCGGATGACTGCGCCTGCTCGGTCAGGCTGGCGTTCTCGATCGCCTCGCCGCTGGCGTCGTCCAAGGCCGCGGCGGGCTCGTCCACGCCAGCAACAGCCAGCAGCACCGCCGCGGCATCATCCAGCGCCGCCACGGGCTCGGCCACCGACGTCACCAGAGTCGCAGCGCCGGCCGCCACGTCGCCGGCAGCAGCCGCTTCACTCAGCGCCGCAATGGCCGCCTGGACGCCCGACACCAGATCATCCGCAGCGCCGGCCTCCAGAATGACCACGTTGAGCTGCTGGGCGGCGCTCTGCGCGTCTGCCGCGCCGGCCGACTCAGCGAGGCTGGCCGTGGCTGCAAACGCCGCCGCAACGGCGTCAGTCGCAGCAGCCGCCTCCGACACCAGCACGGACAGCCGCAGGCCAGCCGTCACGGCGTCCGCCGACGCTGCCGCCTCAGACAGTGCCGCAACAGCCGCCAGGACGGTCGACAGCAGGTCGGTGGCTGCCGCGGTCTCAGCCAGCGCGGCCGGCGTGGTCTGAGCCGCTGACGGCACATCGGCCGCACTGGCGGTCTCGGCAACACTGACCCCGAGCGCGTTGGCCGCCGTGGCCGCGTCAGCGGCGCCAGCCGCCTCCGACACCTGCCCAGGCACGACAGAGGACGTCGACTGCGTATCGACCGCAGTACCCGCCTCAGTCAGGTCGCCGGCCGCGGACTGGACGCCGGATGCCGTATCGCTCGCCGTCGCGGACTCGCTGACCGACGCCAGCAGCACCTGAATCGCCGAGACGGCATCAGCAGCAGATGCAGCCTCCGTGACACCATCCGTCTGCGGCGCGGAGAAGTCAGCCACCACGAAGGCGACGAACTTGCTGACGGTGGTGTCGGTGTCAGCCGGGCCGACAACGGCAAAAGTCGCTAGCTTGCTGACGGTGACAGCCGTGTCGGCCGGGCCCGCGACCGCAAACGCTAGGAACTTTGAGACATCCATGGCGCGTTACGCGATGGACTTCACGCCGATGTTGAAGCCTGCCGTCGTAATGTCGGACATGGCCCAAGCGGCTGACGTGGCGGGGTTCAGCTCGAAGACGTGCGACACCTGGCCGAAGGAGGTGATCAGGCTCTTGGTCGCGCTGGTGAAGTCCGTGCCGCCCACGCGCACCACGTGCTGCATGTTCTGCGGCCCCGTGGCGCCACGCTGGCTGCGGCTGTACGTGGACACCGCGCGGACGGCCGGGTTGCCGCCAGCCGAGGTGATCAGGCTCGTGTCAGCGGTGTACTCGGCGATCTGGTTGGCCGTGGCGCTGCTGATCAGCGTGGTGTCGTTGATCGTCACCTCGTTGATGTTGCCGACTGCACCCGGGGTCGAGAAGGTGTTCGCGGCGCCGGCTGCGAGTGGGGCGACGGTGATCAGGCTCAGGCTGCGGGTGTCGACGTCGGTGACGATGATTTCGGACCAATATCCGATTCTTCCTGAAATGTTATGCGGCACACTCAACACAAACGAACTCAAATTCGTCGCGGAGTCAGTAGTAACGTCAACGACGCCAGTGTCTGCAACTAGCCCACCATTATAGTACAGTCTTACAAAACCAGATGCACTGTAGTTTATCTGGATATCAATCCTGAATAACGTAGTACTAGTTATGTTTGTTGATGCCGTCGCCAAAAGGGTCGCAACGCCAGCGGCGGTGACCTTGTATATTCCGATATCACCAGTTCCAGTAGTTTTATTCCGCAGCTCGATCCTTGATGTCGTGCCATCCCTGAAATTCATCAAGCGGAAACCAGCGACCAAGTTGACGTTGTTATTCGTGTAGAAACGGGCCGTAAACCAGAACGAGTTCGACGTGGAGGAAAACGCACCGAGCCAACCGTCCCCGTTTGAAGGGGTGCCACCACTTCCACATGCCAGCGCACAACGCGAAAACGACGTCCGCCGAGCAGCCGTAGTGGCAGTATCAACCGCAGTCCCCGCTCCCACCACGGCGAACCCAACATCCTCACCACAAGCAAACAGCGTAGTCATACCCAGCCCTCAAATACAAAAAGCCGCGCCAGCCCAGCCAGTCGCGGCTTTCATGCCCAGCAGCGTGTTACAGCGACGCCGAGTAGCTGATCGCCAACGAGTCGCCAGATGCCAGCACCTTGTCGCCACCGGTGAACAGGCCCGCCGAGTAGATGGTGCCCGTGGTGCCGCCCTTGGTGGAGTTGCTGACCAAGAATGCGCCCTTGACGGTGGCGCCAGCCGACATGGTGAAGGTCAGGGCGGCGCTCAGCGCCTTGGCGCCAGAGGCCGCAGCGGAGAACGCCGCGGTAGGGCGCGCGCCAGCGCTGTAGTTGGTCTCCTCGGTCCAGCCGGCGTGCGATGCAGCGGTGTCCGCCGCGGCGATGGCCGTGAAGCTGGTCGAGCCCACCAGGCCCATGAACCACGTCGCAGTGTAGGCGCTGCCGGCGAGGTAGTTGTCCAGGGCGTGATTCTTGCCGGCCGTCAGCACCAGATTGTGGATGTCGTCCGTCCACTTCACCGCGCCATCCGGGCCGTAGCAGGTGGCGGTGTAGTAGCCCTCGGCATGCGCCTGCTCGGCCATGCCAGAGTTGCGGATGACGCCCGCCGTGGCGCCGTCAGCGGCATTGGCGGCTTCAGCGTAGCGGCTCATTCGGTGGGCTCCAGTTGGGACTGCAGAAACCACCGCTCGGCGGCATCGCCATCGGGCGCCGTGAACGACACCAGATGCTCCAGCTCGCCGGCATCTTTGTTGTAGCGGGTGTCGAGGATCGGCCCCTCGATCACGGGTGCGACAAGGCGCACCCGTTGGCCTTCGGCAAGCGCCATTGCGGCTCCTTTGGTCGGTAGACCTTAGTGTCGGGTCACGACGCCGCCAGGCGAGGTCAGGCGCTGGCCTTGGCCTTGGCGATCTCGGCCTGCAGGCGGGCGGCGCGCCAGGTGCTCTTGGGCTCGACACCATATGACGACAACTCGCCGCGCAGGGCGTCAATCGTGGCGGTGTCATCCTGCTGGGCGGCACTGGCCGGCTCGGCGCCGAACTCGAAGTAACCGGGCACGGTCAGGAAGATCGCGGCTTCTTCATCGGGGATGTCGTTGACCGACACCAAGTTGCCGGGCTGGCCGTCGAAGTCGTGGCCGTTGATCGGGCTGGTGGCGGTGGGGATGGTGCAGACAAGGCGCATTTCAGTCTCCGGTGATCGGTGAAGCGGGGCCGCTAGGGCCCCGCCATGTCAGGACAGGGTCACCCCTGACGCCGCCGTCTTAGACGAACGGCTTCCAGCTCGCGCCGCTGGGCACGACGTTGTCGAAGACAACATGGTGCGCGCGCTTGGTCACGCGCATGTAGCCACAGATCATCTGCAGCCACGGGATGATCGGCGACTGCACCGCGGCCATCGGGATCTTCATCATCGGCAGGTACTGCTTCCAGTCGATGCTGCCATCGCTCGGCGACAGGTTCAGCGCGTAGGCGCGGGTCGAGCCCGGGATCACGCGATTCTTGTCGATGAACGTGGTGGTGGCGCCGGCCTTGGCGACCTTGGTCATCTCGCGCAGGTCGGTCAGTGCGCTGGTGCCGTTCTTGCGGCTGCGGTAGATGACGTAGCCGGTTTCCGTGCCGCTGGCCGACTGCGTGATGGTGATGGTCACCTGCTGGGTGGCCGCCACGGTCACGCTGGCCGACACCAGAGCGGCGGTCTCGCCGTTGTGGTTGATGCCGGTCACGGCGTAGAAGTAGTTGCCGGCATGGGTCGAACCCCAGGCGGAATCACTGGCGCCGACGCCAGCCACAGCCGTGAACGAGGCAGGCTTGAACGCGATGTTCGCAGCCGACACAGCCAGGTGGGTCGCATTGCGCACTTCGAAGGGCTTCTTCATGCGCTCGTCGCGCACGAAAACGTCCGTCGTGGTGGCGATGTTGCCATAGCTGGTGCGGATGCCCGACACGTGGGTGCCCAGCATCACGCTGTTCGGGCTGTTGTCCAGCGCGACGCGGAAGGCGGGGTCCAGGCCTGCATTCAGGTCCGACTGGATGGCCGGCGGCAGGTACAGGTGGGTCAGCTTGCCAAACGAGCCGTAGCCGAAGACCTGTTCAGCAGCGCGGCTGATCGGGTCGATGGTGTTCAGCGGCTGGCCAGCCATGTCGAAGATGTTCGCGCCACCATTGAAGCCGGCCATCTGCGCATAGATGCCGTCGAACGACTTCGGCAGGATGGACGAATCGCCCTCGAACAGGCCGTGCTCGATGTCGGTCAGGAGCTGCTTGGTGCCGTTGACCGTCTCGATGGCGACCACGTCGGTGATGTTGCTCTGCTGCTGCAGCACGATGGGCACCTTGCGGTACGTCATCAGGTACTTCACGTTCGCGGTCCGGCGGGTGTAGGAACCATTCGTTTCCTGCGCCGTACCGTCCTGATCGTTGAACGTGCCGCCCAGGAAGCCGCCGATGGAATCCTGTTCGGTCCATTCATCGACCACCGCGGTCGCACGCGGCTTGCTCAGGGCATTGAACAGCGCGAAGTGGCTGTTGTCCTGCACCGTCGCCTTGAGCGTGGTGTCCAGCGACTGGATGCGGAAGGCAGAGCCACCCGTCAGGCCGTTGGTGTCCGAACCGTAGCCGGCCGTCAGCGCCTTGTGCAGCGCCTGCAGGTCAGCGTCGCCCATCTCGCCCATCACGGTCGAGCCGCCGGGCACAGAGCTGTTCACAATGTCTTCGAGTGCCATGGGGCCTCCTGGTCAGTTGATGCGAGAAAGAACGTCGGCAGGAGCCGGCGCGCCCTGGTTGATTGCAGACTCGACGCGGGCGACGTCCAATCCGGTCAGGCGTCCGGCCTGCTGTGCAGCAAGGGCCTTGGCCATGAGTTCACGGCCCTGCAGCGGGGCGGCGGCGCCGGCCGACTTCGCCATCGGCGCCGGGTCGGCGACGGTGACGACCGACTTGCGGCCACGGCCGGCAGCGGCCAGCTTGGTGACGGTCTCCTGCAGCGACTTGATGACGGCGCCCTGGCCCTTCACCACGGCCAGCGTGTCCGACAGAGCCTTGGCGAGGCTGGCTTCGGTAGCGCCGAGCTTGCCGCCCAACTGCTCGACCTGGCCCATCAGCGACTTCACCAGTTCGGTGCCGTCGATGGCTTCGACTTGCTTGCCGTCGATTTCGACGGTCATGCTCTTGCCCATCATCGGCTTGTCGTCTTCGTCGCCATCGGGATCGCCGCCAGCGTCGTCGGCGTCGCCGTCACCAGCAGCCATCACCTTCTTGTCGGTGTCGGCCGTGTCGACGGTGTTGCTGTCTTCGTCCTCGTCGTCCAGATCGTCACCAGCCGGCATCGCCTTGGCCATGCCAGCCACTTCGTCATTCAGTTCGGCCAGAAGGGCGTCAAAGTTGCCGCTCATGCGTTTCTCCGTCGAGATAGTCCGTGTTTCAGGTCGCGCAAAAAGCGCTCCACGTATTCCGCGGCATCGGACAGGGGCATGCCGTAGGTAGTGGCGCTGTGGGCAATCAAGCCCTCAGCGTTCGGTATGCGAATGCTGCCGTCACGAATGGCGCCGGCCATCTTGTCGCGCCATGTCCAGTATTGGGGCGTGGGCACGGTGGTGTCGCGCACGGCGCCGTCGAGCGACTGCATGCGCAGGGCTGCGCCGCCGGTGAGGGTGGCGGAATCGGAGCCGTAGCCGGCGGTCAGGGCCTTGGTCAGGTCTAATCCGCCACCAGGCGTGTGGCACTTGGCGAAGGCGCCGATCGGCACCGTGGCGCAGCCGGGGACATGCTGGTTGACGGGCGTGAGGCTCACGCCGATGTTCGTCCAGCGCACCTTGGTGATGATCACCTTCTTGGCGCCGGTGGCCGGGTCCAGTTCGACAATCCGCCCTTCGGGGTCGATGGCGCCGCCGACACTGGGATACCAGCGGGTCGGCGGGTTCGTCATCAGGCTGTTCCAGAACTGGTTCGCCTTCTCGGCCGCAGGGCCCTCGCCGGACTTGATCTGGCTCTTGACGAACGTCGTCTTGCCGGACTGGCGCACCTCAACGGGCACGCCAATCTCGTAGCTCATGTAGTCCGGGATGCCGGGATAGCCCTTCGCCGGGTTCGGGCGGCCGGTCAGGGTCAAATGATCTATGTCAATGTTGCCGTAGCGGAGGTAGTAGTCTTTCGACTCACCCAGCGCTTTCGCACTCACGATCTCGTTCTGCTGGTCCAGACCTTCGTTCGATGCCTCGAAGTACACGAAGCGCTGCCCACCCTCGGACTGGGGCATCGCCTTGAACAAGCCCGAGATGCTGATGAAGTCGGGCAGGCTGGATGCATCGTGCATGACCGCAAATGTGCGGTCACGACGCAGGGGCGGTTACTCGGCGCTCCAGCGCCCTGCCCCCAGCTCAGGCGCATCCCAGCACCCCGCCGGCCCCGACTTGACCATCCCAGCGGGCGCCGACACCGAGTGCCCGCAACCCACACACTTCAGGCACGCCACCAGCCGCCCAGGCCCACCCGGCGACATCGTCACCACCTCGCCGCCAGCGAAGTCAGCCGACCCCGTGTACGTCTGCCCCATGGCGACACCCGGCCTCATCTCCCCGCCACACCGCGTGCACCGATCAGCCATTCGCCTTCTCCAGCAGCTTCCTCGCCTGCGCAATCACCACCTGCAGCCGCCCGCGGTCCATCACCGCCTGCTGATACTCCATCGCCTCGCTGGCGCCAGGCACCAGCGCAGCCGGCCGCAGCCGGTCAATGTCGGACTGGCACCGCGCAAGCGCCGACTCGGCGCGCGCCAGGATGTTGCGCTCGGCCTGCTCGGTCTTGTGGGACAGGGCGGCGAGGTCGGCTAGGTGTTGGCGTGGGTGGGTCATGGTCGCAATTTAGCTCAAAACAACCCGCTCTGCTCGTCCTGTTGCACCTTGCGCGCGTTCAGATACGCAGCCACGCCGGTATCGTCCACCTTCTCCAGGGGTGAGGTCATCACCTGCCGCATGCTGTACTTCTTCGCCAGCCGGTCGCGCGCCTTGCGCTCGGACGGATGGTCCGCCACCAAGTCGATGAGGTCGATGTCTTGCTTCTGTCCCGTGCGATGGATGCGGGCCCGCCTCTGAGCGTGTGTCACCGCCGTCGCGGGCGTGTCGTACTGCACCAGATACTGCCCCCTCTGCGCATTCAGCCCCGTGCTGGCGGCATCGCTCGCCACCAGCACATCGGCCTGCGCCTCGCCTGAGTCCGGGCTGAACATCTTGCGCTTGCGGTCCTTCTCCTCGCTGGAGTCGGACCCGCTGATCGTCACCACGCGCATGCCCTCGCCTTCGAGCCGCTGCTTGATGGCTTCCACGCTTTCCAGGCTGTGCACAAACACCACGCCGGCCTTGCCGGGGCGCGCCTTGATCTGCTTGACCAGCTCGGTCATCTTCTCGGCCTTCGGGTGGGCGTTGATGACGCGCTGCGTCGCGGTCTCGCGCACGATGCCGATGGAGTCCTGCAGCCCCTTGGCGACGGCCTCGTGCTTGTCCTCTGGCACGCCCTCGAACGCACCCGGGCTCACCCGCTTGGCGGTCTCCACGTCCACGGTCTTGCGCATGCGCGCCAGCCTCATGGTCGAGATGTCGCGGTCGAGCTGCGCCATGGCGGTCTTCTGCTCCTCGTGCAGCGGCACTTTGATTTCCTGGCTGGTGGCCTTCACGTCCGGCGTGATGCTGTGCGCGTAGAAGTAGCGCGCCATCTCGCGCTGCAGGCCGTCCTTCGATGCCACGGTGTCCGGGCCGTAGCGGCGCATGAACTCGGCGCGGTCGGTGTAGCGGTCTGGTGCGACCTTCTGCAGGGCAGAAAACACTTCGCTGGCGTCGTTGTTGCGCACCGGGTCGGCAGTCATGCTGAGGTGGTACGGCGTGTGATCCGTCAGCCCGCCGATCGCAACCGACATCGCAGAGTCGGCCTTGCCGGCGCGGTCCAGCAGGTTGTGCCCCTCATCCACTGCCGAGAAGTCGAAGTGGATGCCGTGATGCTCCAGCACCTTGCTGGCCCACTCCTTGCGCTCGCCGCGGCGCATCGTGCCCAGCTTCTCGCGCATGGCGTCCGGCTCGATGCCGGCATGCTCAGCACCAAGGTGGATCAGGTCGTCGCGCAGCGACTGGTGCGTGACCACGCAGAAATCGTGCGCAGGATTCTTGTAAGCCGCGATCCGCTCATCCCGGCTGGCGCCAGGCTGGCAGTGCCAGTTGTACTTGCCTGGCTCCAGAAACCGCAGCGCCTCCGCGCCCATCTGCCCCTGCACGATGCTGGGCACGGCGTAGATCGCGCGGCTGGCCTTGCCCTGTGCCTTCATGTGCGTGAACGCACCCAGGCTCACCAGGGTCTTGCCTGACCCGGCACCCAGGTGCAGGCCCATGCGCTTGTTTTTCTCGATCAGCTTGATGGCGCGCTGGCGCGCGTAGTTGTCGCCGCCGGACATGGTGGGGCGGAACAGTTTGACCGGCTGGCCGGGCTTGAAGTTGCCGCCCATGCGTGCCACCAGGCCGGCGAGTTGGCGCTCGGCGGCGTGTCCTAGGGTGTGGCGCTCGTCGCCGGCCTTCAGGTCAGGCGCCAGCTTTCCAGCCTGCGCGCCTGCCGCCGGCTCGTCGCCACCGAAGAACCCCATCTGCGCCTGCTCGAATGCCTCGCGCTGGTCGCGCGCCGCATCCAGCTTGTCGCTGACGCCGCCGGCCGCGTACCGGCCCTGCACGCGCTCGCGCAGGCTGTCGCGCAACTCGCTTTCCTTGCGCTCCCGATCGGCGCGCGCAGCCGGGTCCGTGGCATCGAGGTGGTTCAGGTTGTTGCGGATGACCGACCGGCCGACCTTGACCGGCTCATTGGGCCGCAGCGTGTTGTGGTGCCGCGCGAATGCCTCGCTCACGCGGCCACGGATGATGTCCTGAATCGACTCGTAGGCTTTCTCATGGCCACGGTGCGTGTCGGCGTACTTCGCCCAGTCCAGGCTGCCGGCGCTTAGCTTTCCCGCCAGCTCGTCGCGCTTGCTGCGCCACTCCGACCACTCGGGGTTTTCGGTGCGCTCGCCGAACATGTCTTCGGTTTCGCGCTCGGGCTCGGCGGCAGTATGCGCCTCCAACTGGTGGCGGGTGGCCGCCGCCTCGGGATCCTCTTTCGCAATCTCGCGGTGAAAGAACTCTCGCAGGGTGCGCTGGTCCTTGTTCGTCAGGTCGCCGATCGCCTTGAACGCCGCCACGCCGTCCGGGTGCTCGGCCAGGGCGCGGTGCAGCGCCTCGCCGGCAACGTCGTCAACCTTCACCTGCTGGCTGTTCAGCGCGCTGCGCGCGCCGCCATACTCGCGCTTCACGAAGTCGTCGGCATAGCGATCGAACGCCGGGCCCATGGCCTCCGCGCGCACCTGTCCGTTGTCGTTCGGCGCCACGGCATCCAGCGCTGCCCGGTAGGCGGCCGTGTCGCCAGCCTTGCGGAAGAATTCGGCCGACTGGACATCCGCCAGGATGTCAGACGGCGTGTCCCCATCCGCCGCCCGCCCGCCGATGTAGTCGCGCAGGTGCTGCTCAATGTCGCCTCCAGCCTCGGGGGCGAACTCACTCCCCAGCCGCGGCGCCACGCCAGGCTCAGGCCTCAAGTCCAAGTCCGGCCTGTCCGCCACGCCCTTCGGCATCCATCCGTCCTCGTCATGTGCACCGGACATGATGTCGAGGTTGTCGCGCAGTTGCTCGACGTCCGCGCGCTGGATCGGCTTCGCCAGCCGGTCCATGCCGGTATCGTGCACAGTCAGCCACGTCTGGCCGGCGCGCTGCTCGATGGTGTACTCGCCGCGCTGCAGGCCCAGCGCCCGAGCCTGCGTGATCGCCGACTCGATGCTGCCCTTGCCCATCGGCACATCCAACTTGTCGCGCGCCTTGCGGCTCAGCGCCATCACCATGCTCGCATTGGCCTCCTGCTCGCCGTAGACCTGCCCCAGGATGCGCTGCGCGTCGCCGACCGCGGCGCGGCGCTTGGCGTTCAACTCCTGCGCGGTCTGCAGGTCCGTGGCCGTCTCGCCGTCCGGCAGCTCGATCGCCTTCGCGGCATCAGTGAGCTGCGCGGCCTGCGTCAGCGCGCGGGCCGTGGTGGCGGCGTGCGTGTCAGCATGGAACGCCTTGACGCCTTCCGCAATCCGCTCAGCCTGGTCGGGCATGTCGCGCTGCACGCGGCGCGCCAGGATCTGCGTGGCTGCATCAATGCCCAGCACGTCCACGACAGAGCGGTCGATCAGCGCGTCGCCACCAACAGCCAGCGACACAGCGTTGATCGCGTTGTAGGCGCCGTGGCCGACGTGCTTGCCCAGGCGATCGCGCGGGTCGCCGTCTGCGAGTTTGCCGACTTCGTTGAGAAATGACGTGGTCGCTACCGTGGCGAGTTCGTCATCGATGTCCTGCTTGATCTTCGCGTCGACGTCATCGTCGGCCGTGTACTCCAGAACAAACGCCTTGGGCTCGGTCTTCGAGTCGTCAATCTGCTTGGTGGCCTGCCGAGCCTGCTTCTCCAGCGCCTGCATCTTCTTCTCGGCGCGCAGCAGGTCGGCCGCCTTCTTCGCGTCGATCAGGTCGACAGCCACCTTGGGCCGCTCGGCCTGCTTGATGCCCTCAAGCTCCTTCTTGATGAGCTTCTTTGCCTCGCCGCGCTCGACGGCCGCCTTGCGCTGCTCGTCGGTGAGCGGCGGCTTGGCAGCGCCGGCCTCGGCGGACTTCTCCTCGGCAGTCAGCCCGGCCGCCGCGGCGCGCTTGCCGTACTCGGCAGAGAACCCCAGCCCGCTGTTGCCCGTCTGCACCGGCGCCAGATCCTGCACGGACAGGTCTTCGGGCTTGCTGGACTCAAGCGGCACCTCGCCCAGACCAGCCTGCGCGCGGGCGTCCGAGTCGTGCACCAGCCGCTGGCGCTGCTGCTCAACGACCTCCCGGGCCTTCTGGAAAATCTCACGGTGGTGCTGGTCGACCGCTTTGCGCGCGGCGCCTTCGCTCAGGCCGGACACATCGGGCGGCGCCAGTTGCTCCGGCTTCCACCCGGCAGCCTCCGCGACCGTCTGCACGAACTCCTGCTGTGCCTTGCGCCGCTGCGCAGTCACGGCGTCGCGCGCCTTCTTCTTGGACTCGTGGATGCCGGCGGCTTTGTCCGCCAGGGTCTGCGCCTTCTTCTGTGCGGTCTTCTCGGCGCGGGACTTCTCGGCCTCAGCCTTGTACTCGGCCTCGCTGCGCACGGCGCGGATGCGCATGTGGTTGAGGCTGCCACCTGCGCCGCCGATGACCTTCGCGCTGCCGTCAGCTTGCGGCTGGATCAGGATGGGCTGGGCCGGGCCAGCATCGCCATTGGGGTGCACGCTGATCCAGCGCGCGCCAGCCGGAATAGACGATGCCTTGAGGAACAGGATGAGTGCCATCGCGCCATGATGGGGTCACGATGGCATTAGCGGCATCAGTACGCCGAGACGCCCAGCGCGCCGAGCAGCGCCCTCAGCTTCCAACCGTACTTGTCGCGCAGATTCTTGGCCTTTGGCGTCGGCTCGAATTCGCCGTCCAGATAGCCACGCTCCTTCATTGCGGCCAAGAGCGTGCTTTCACTCTGCGTCAACCACTCCTCCGCTTGGTGCAACTCAACGCGCAGCGCCGCATCTGGCCAGTGCATCCTGCCGTAAACACTCGCCGTGAGCTGGATCTTCGGCTTCGGCGCGGCCGGTGCGCGCGGCTTGCGCGGAGACGGCACCACACGAACGTCCGAAGACTCGATCCTCGGCAGGATGGCGGCTGGCACCGCAGGCTCGGGCTCCACGCCAATGATCCGCAGGGCGGCAATCTCCGCAGCCGGGGCGCTCACCAGACCGCGACGCACGGCGGACTCAAGCAGCGACAGCTTTAGATCATCACCGGTCGGCGCAGCGGCGGCCGGCGTGGCGTAGACGCCGGTCTTGCGGATGGCCGGCAGCACCTCGCTGGTGACCCACTTCTTGAACCGCTTGGCTTCGGGCTTGCGGCTGCCGAGGATCAGGCTGTAGAGGCCGGACTCGTTGATGGTGGTCATCTGCTGGTGGCCACCAGGGGTGTGAATTGAACTCACACCCTTCTCATCGTCATCCAGGCGTTCCAGCGCTTTGCGGTCAAGAGCGAGAACACCAAGGACATCGGACGCGACGAACTGGTGTTCGCCGTCGCCTCCAGTCACAACACGCACGGCAGCGCCGTCGAACTCAAAAGGGATAAGGTTGTTCATAGTGCAAAAGCAAAAAAGGACTGACGCTCAGCAGGTGTGACACAGGCTTTGGTAAGCCTACCCGCAGAGCATCAGCCCTTGTTTACATCCAAATTTCCGGGTGTCACGCCGGGTCAACCAAAGTCGACCGATGCAGTGTACCCGCTTTCAGCACCAGTGCAGCTCGCCGTGCACAGCCCGCACTGTAGCAGCTTTCCGCCGGTTGTGGTGCGGAACGTCGGTTAGGCTTGGTTAGGTTGCCGGTAATTCGCTAAGTTGTTGATTTCATTGTCTTTTCTTCTATACCAATACCAAATTACCATTATTACCATAATACTAGATACTATGAGAGATTTATATATTCATTCACTAACTACAATATGAATGAATGTAGTGAATGTTCTATGTGTCTTTCTATATGTCTTGTGCGGGTAACTGGTAATCCGGTAATGGTGCAGCGCAGCAATTGAAAACGCCTAGTGTAGACGGGCCGTTTTCAAATTACCGAGTGTCTAACCGGGGTCAGTTCTGCCCCTGCCAGCCATTACCGGCCTTGCGTCAACTTGTAACAAGCCGCACAACATCATCAAAATCGCTACACTGCACCCACACAACATGGAGGCACACATGGACCCCGATCCGAAGGACGAAGACGGCTACGAGCCGCAGGATGAAGGCAATGCGCCGGACTGACCAACTGGTGGCCGGCGCCCTCGTGCTGGCAGTGATGTTTGGCGGCGCCAGCCTGTTCGGCAACAAGGCGCTGGGAACGCTGTACTTCTATGCCTGCATCTTGGCGGGACTGGTGGTGCGGGTGGTGAATGTGCGGGTGACTGGAGGTAGGAAATGAGGACTGAGCGGGAGATGCTGGATTTGGCTGCGAAGGCTGCGGGGTACTGGTCCGAGGAGTTCGAATGTGCGTCCGACTTGCCGCGCGCTGGGTGGAACCCACGCGACGATGACGGCGACGCGCTGCGGCTGGCGGTGAGGCTCAGCATGTGCGTCACGCAGTGGATCAACACGAGCTACCCGCCGCATGTGATGGTCGGCTATCGAACCGGGCCTGACTCTGGAGACAACCTGACGGAAGACCACGGCAACGACCCAACGGCCGCTACCCGCCTCGCCATCCTCCGCGCCGCCGCCGAGATCGGCGCAGCGATGCCATGAGCCGCTCCCCTCAAGGCACCCACCGCCAGTTCCGCGCCCTACCCGAGATCCGCCCGAGCCTATCGGAAGCACTCTCCGAGCCCAAGGCGCCACGCAAGCCCACTGTGGTGCACGGCCCCAAGGTTCGCGCCGCTGGCGCGCATCCTGCCGTCAAGTTCCCCGACGCCGTCGTGCTGGAGGTGCGCCGGCTCGGCGCCAGGATGCCGCCGAACGCCGTGCACGCTGCCATGCTGGCGGCCGGCTACGACATCCCCATGCACTCGGTCAACGGCTGGCTGAGCTACACCACGCGGGCGCATTTGACGCCCGATCCATACCGAGCCACTACCTACCTCACAACACCGACACCATGAAGCAAGACAGATACGACAAGGTCCTGACCAACTTTCGGAGAGACACCTACGACCACCAAATGACAGTCCTGCACGATGCTGGCGTGTACCGCCATCTTCGGTTCGGTCATGCGGACGGTGGCACACCATACAGCTTTCACCTGATCACCTACCCTGGTGGACTGCTGTACCGCGGAGATATGGGTGACTTCGTGTTCGAGCGCACGCATGACATGCTCGAATTCTTCCGCCGACCGGCCGGCGAGCGGAAGTACCGCATCGATCTGCGGTACTGGGCCGAAAAGCTCAAGGCGTCAGAACGCGGCGGCGCCCGCGAGTACGACCCCGATGGCTTTGCTGACGAGATCCGCCGACACCGCCGAGAATGGGTGCGCGACAACTGGTATAGCACCACCAAGGACCAGCGGCGCGATCTATGGGAGTCGGTCGACCGCAGTGTGCTGGATTACTCCGACGATGAGCATCGCGGCCCCGTGGCGGCCTACGACTTCAGTTGGCGCGATGGCAGCGCCAGATGCCAGTTCGATGATATTTTTGACAGTGAACACGCTTTCAAGCGCTATACGCACAGCTTCATGTGGTGCTGCTTTGCGCTGGTGTGGGCTGTCGAGCAATACGACAAATCCAAAACTGCAGTCTCCCACGCAGCTTAGCCAGCAGATCCCCATGACCACCCCCAAATTCCACCCTGGCACCTTTGTCTCAAAGTCAAGCGGCAGCGACTGGGTCGGCCGCGTCGTCGGCAACTACAACACCAACCTGACCAGCGAAGGCGTCGCCGTCGAGAGCTTCGCGCACCCGGGCTCGGTGCAGATTTACCCGGTGAAGGCGCTGCATGCGGTGCGCGAGCCGGAGATTACGATGGACAAGGCAACGCTGCTGCACACGCTGCGCAACCCCCACGGACTCAGCGAGAATCATGTGCGCGCTGCCAGGCTGCAGGCAGCGGACATGATCGAGGTGCTTTTCGGCGATGGCTGGCCCATCCCATGACATCCCGCGCCGACCTGATCCGCATGCGCGCCAAGGCCCGCGCGGAGATCGAGAGCGCCTTCGACGTGGGCCTGCTTCAGGGTCGCAGCAGATCCACCGCCAGGGCCGCTGCGCGCGGCTCGGCGATGGTCAGCCTGCGCGCCAGCGCAGTGCTGGAGCTGGTGGCAGAGTTCGAGCGGATGATGGCGGCGCTGGAGGCTGTCACGCAGCCTGCAACCCCCACGCTTTCGCCAGCGTCCCACTCTTGCGCATCGCCGCCGCCACCCGATCAAACGCCGCGTTGATGCGCTCGCGCTCCTCGCCGGCAGGGTACGGGTACTGCGGGCCGAACAGCGGGTCGACGTGGTACTTGTTGTCGGCGTAGACGGACAGGTAATCGTTCTGCTGACCGCGCGCCGCAAGCCGGTCCTCGCACCATGACTGGAACGCCCGCGCGGCCATCTCGCGGTGCTCGCTCCAGTACTTGCCGGCTTGCCCGCCGTCGAGCTTCTGCGCCTCAAGCTGGAAGCTGCTCATCGAGCGGCCACGCTTCACCACCACCGACCCGCCGGCCTCTTGCCCGCCGTGGTACGCAGCCGCCAGCGTCACCCATTGGTCTCGCTGCTTGGTGGCCTTCTTGTCCAGACCCTTCGGGTAGCGGCTGGAGAAGTGGTCCTCAACGGCCTTCACCGCGGCATCGGCGCCGCCTGCCACCTTGATCGACCTGGCGATGCTGCTGCCGTAGGTCTGGTGGTCGATGTTGTAGCGCGCCAGCTTCACGTCGCGGTCGGTGTAGGTCACCTCCTGCGCGTGCTGGTGCGGTCCCGTGGTGATGGCGTCGCGCAGGGCCGTGAAGGCGTCGCGCAGCTCGCCCGGCGGCAGCAGGCTGGGGTTCTCGCTGGCGAACTCACCAGCGCCCGCCGCGCCGCTGCCTTCGGCCTCCTTCGCCATGTTGTCGATGGCGTGGAACCACTCGTGGCCCAGGGCGCCGCCGCCGCCCATCTTCGTCAGGTTGATGACGCGCTGCACCGGCTCGTAATGAGCCCGCGCTGCGCCACCGAACCCTGCATTGCCCTTGCCTCGCGCGCCGAACGCGATCGCCAGTCGGCCATTCGCGCTCACGTGCGCGTCGGGCACACCCAGCAGGTCCGCCAGGTCAGCGAACGCCTCGGCGGTCTTCTGGTGGTGCCACGCGGCCGACGCAGGGTCATTCAAGACCCAGTTGCCTGACTGCACGTCGCGCAGGCCGAACGCCGACTTCAGCCCCATGCTGCTGTCGGCCTTCACCGCCCGGCCGCCCTTGCGGTCGAACTTCTCGGCCACGGCCAGTTGGAATCCCTGCTCGCGCTTGTTGGCGCGCGGTGCCGGCGCTGCTGTGTCCTTCTCGGCCCAGGACCAGTCCTTCACCTTGCCCAGCTTGGCGCTGGCAACGTGGCCTTGGAATGCCTCGCTGCCCTTGTGGGTGCGGTAGTGGACGACGCGCAGGAACTTTTCGCCCAGGCGCGACCATGCGCGAGTCATGGGGTTCTCGATCAGGTTGCGCGACTTGGCGGCAGCCTTCACAGCGGCCACGCGAGACCATGCCTGCCTGGCAGCCCACTCCATGTCGTTGTCATAGGACACGAAGCCGCCGCCGTGGTCGCGCTTGGTGGCGCTTAGCTCGGGGTGATCGGCGATGTACGCCATGTAAGCTGCGTGCTTGTCCTCGGTGAGCTTGGTCAGGCTGGTGACCCTGGCGTCAAGCTCAGGGTCTGGCTTCCAGCCGCGGCGCTGGCGCTTCTCCTGCTCGTACTTCGCGCTGCTGGCGGCGCTCTGAGCGTTGCTCCACTCTTTGTATACCGCATTCTTGGCTTCTTCAGCCGCCTTCGCCTTGTCCCCCAGTGCACGCGCCTCGGCGACCGCAGCCTGATACTCCTCAGACTCACCCGCCGACATCATCACACCCTGAATTTCTTCACGGATGTCGTTCAGGACTTTGGTAACCTCGTCCGGCGTCTTGCAGCGCTCCATGCGGTCGCGCAGCGTCTCCAGGCCAAGGGCGTAGTCCTTGCGGGCCTGCGGCGTGGCTTCGCTGGGCTCGGTGCCCACGCTGGCATACACGCGGTCCAACAAGAACCCCGCGCCCGGCTCCATGCCCTGCTCGCGCAGGCCGGTCCAGTCGACCTTGCCGAACAGGTTCGACTTGGTGATCAACTCCTCGGCCTCGCGCGGGTTGGCCTCGATCTCGTTCCAGTCCACGTCCGTCATCCGCAGGCGCGCACCAGTGCGGCCGGCGGCGCGGATCTGCGCTGCAGCCTGCTCCTTGCGGCTGCCGGCGATCTGGCCGGTGTCGCGGTAGCGGTAGTTGGGGCTGGTGGGGTCGAGGTCGTCGGGGGTGGGTGCACCACCCCGTCGAGCCTTGCTTTCCTGCTTGATGGCTTTCCGATTCGCCACGCGAGCGGCTTGCTCATCTGCTTCTGACTTGCGCGCGTCAGGGACTTGATAGCCAGAAGGAATTTTTGCCTCGGGATAGTCGTGGGCCAACTGACCAACCGCCCCAGGCCTCGCCTCATGAAGTTTGTCCAGCGCAGCACGAGTCAACGGCTTGCCAGCCTTCGCAGCCGACATGATGCCGTCGACCCATTCTTGTTCGTTGGCCTTCTTGCCCGCTTCGGTGTCGTACATCTCACGGACCTCCGACAAGTCAATGTCGTTGCCCGCCGCCATCTGGCGCAGCTTGGCCTCGTGGTACTGCTTTGGAGTCATCGTCAGCGGGTCGGGCGCGGCAGGCTCCACAGCCTTCGGCCCAGCCGCCACCCTCTGAATCAACTCCTTCGCCCGCTCCGACTCCGGGTTGCGCATCAACTCCTCGGCGAGGTCGGCTTTGTCTTCGGCGTGGGTGATGGCGGGGTCGGGGGTGGCAGGGGCTGGCGCGGCGGTCTGCTCAGCCTCCTCCCGATGCCACCTCCCATCCCTGAACACCAGCCCCTCAGCGTTGCGCTCGCCTTCCTGCGGCCCGGCGTCAGCCTGCGCCGCCGCCGTAGCCTCCGGCTTCGTCAACACCACCAGCCGCGCATTTGCTCCCGTCTGCGCCAGCAGGCCGGCGTCGCGGAACGTGTTCTCCGGCAGCTTCTCGACGTCGGCGCCGTGCTCCTCCAGCCACTCGCGGAACTCGACGGCCTTGCGGTCGCTGCCACCGAACACGCCTTCACCGGCGATCGCCACCAGCTTGCCTCCGGGCGCCACCATGTCCCAGGCGTGCATGATGTGGGCTGCATCTTGGCGGTTGCCGAACGGCGGGTTCATCAGGACCGCGCCGTACTGCCCTGGCGCCGCATGCTCCAAGAAGTCGCGCCCCACCAGCTTGTGCCCCTTCGCGCCCAGCAGGTTGCGCAACCGGTCCGACACCTCGATCGCGTGCACATCGCCGCCGGCCTCGCGCGCCGCGTCGGCCAAGTTGCCCGATCCGGCGCTCGGCTCCAGCACCGACATGCCCGGCTTCACGCCCGCCAGCTCAGCCATGCGCCCGGCCAGCGCCTTCGGCGTCGGGAAGAAGTCCACGCCAACCTTCTGACCCACCAGGGCGCGCTCGGCCGCCTTGATCGGGTCGGCAGCCTTCGGGCCGTCGCGGTACATGACGTACTCGGCCAGCGCCAGGCGCAGGTCGGCGTCGGTCTTGATGCCCATGGCGCCCAGGCGCTTCACGGTGCTCAGTTGCTCGCCCAGGTGCCACTTGGCCAGGCTTTCCTTGCCGGCCGCCTTGAGCTTGTCGGAAAGCTCTTGCGCGTCATCCTGCGACAGCCACACCAGAGATCCGCCATCCGTGGCACTCCGGTGTAGCCGGCCTGCTACCTTTGCCGCACCCTTCACGCCCGCCAGCGCCTTCGCCAGGTCAGCGGCCACGCTCGGGTGCAGCGTGATCGTCGGCATCACGGCAGCGCGGATGTCGTCGGGCTCGGGCGGGCGGCCCTTGCGAGCCTGCGAGTCGGCGTAGCTCAGATTGCGGTCGGCCGCATGCATCGCCCGGCGCAGGATCAGGTCCAGCGTCTCGACAGCCGCGCGGCTTGTCACACCGTTCAGGTGGTGAGCCTGGCCGGCGTCGATGGCGTCGGCGAGGTTGACCATAGTGCGGCCGATGGCGGCTTGCGCGCGGGCGTCGGCCTCGGCGCTGGATGCCATGCGGGCGCGCCGCGCGGTGTTGGTGTTGCGGTCGCGGTTGGCTTCGGCTTCGGCCTTCTCGGTCAGGGCTTGGCCGGCGGTGCGGAGCTTGGCGCCGGAGGGGCGGGCTGGTTCGGGAGGTGCGGCGGGGGCGGCAGCAGCCGGCGCAGTGGCGATATCGGTGGCGGGCGCGGCTGACGTGGCCGGCGCTGCGCTCAGGTGCTTCTCGCGGATGAACCATCCGCCCTGGTGCCGGAACGTGTACGGATCGATCGCCTGCGCCTGCTCCTTGGTCAGGTCGGCGCGCACCACGCCGGTTAGGGTCTTGCCTTTGGCGGTGGTGTAGGTGGTCAGGGCGGGGGTGGCCGGCGTGGTTGGTGCATGTTGCTCGGCCGCGGGCTCCTCCCTGTGCCAGCGGCCATCCTTGAACACCAACCCTTCCGCATTGCGGTCGCCGTCGCGCGGGCCATGGTCGGCTACTGCCGCTGCACCAGTCCCATTGCTGACGACGCCGCCTTCAGGGTCTGCTTTCGGCGCAGGCGCCGCGCTTGTTTCTTCTGCAGCTTTCGCAGGTTCGGGCACATGGGTGGGGGTGGACTCCGGGGTGGTGGCCGCGGGTGCGGCGGGCGCCTGGGCGCTGGCCTCGGCGGGTTGGGAGAACAGGTCGGGCTCGGCAGGGCTGGTGGGCTCGGTGTGGCCAGTGGGCTGATCTGCGCCATGCGCACTCAGCGCCTGATGCACCTCATTCGCCGACACACCCCCCAGCACCGCCATCATGTCCAGCATCTTCGCGCGCTGCTCAGGCGTGAACCCCGCCAGCGTGTCCGCCATGCGGGCCGCGCCGCCGTGGCGCTGCAGGAACTTAGTCAGCTTGGCGCCCAGCTTCGGCCCAGCCGGCGCGGCGTGGTGCTCTGCGTCCCCGAACAGCCCTGCCTGGTGGTGCTCAGCCGCCTGGTGCGGCTCCAGCTTCTTGCGCCGCATGCTCATGTGGTCCGCCACCCGCGTGCCGTCCTTGCGGACGGTGCCCTTGACGTGCACGGGGATGTTGACGAACAGGGACTGCTGGGACTTGGCGAACAGGATGAGCATGCGTGGCCTCGCTTGGTGCGGGGCCTAGTGTGGGGTCACGATGCCGGCGCGACGACGGTCACTCGAACTGCTCTTGCGCCCCTGCGCTTGGCCGCTTCGATCTCGTCGGCATCCGGCCAACCCAGGCAGACCTGCCAAGCGTGCTGCTCGTCGTTGAAGCTGGTGTCTGCAAGCATTCGCCCGTCCGGCCAGATGACGGCCCAGGCTTGGGTGACTTCGCGCGGGTGCCAGCCCTGCGTCATTGCGCCTGCCGCTCGCGCCGATAGCCCGCCAGCTCGCGCGCCTGCTTCTTGGCCTCTCGCCGGTCGTCGGCGTGGTCTGGCGAATTCAGCACACCCACCAGCCGCTCGTGCTCGGCGATCAGTGCATCCAGTTGCTGGTCGCCTGACTTGCGCAGCACCACCCTGGCGCCAGCAAGGGCCTTGGTTATGTCGGCCTCACTGGGGTCGAAGGTGCCACGGTTGCCGGTTGCAGATTTGATTTGGTTGGGTCTAAAAACAGCAACATGCCCGACACCGCCATCGCGGCGGACCCACATGACGCCGTCATGTCCGCCTTCATTGGCGATGCGCTGCACCTCTGCGCCGCCTTTGCTATTGATGCCAGAGCCAAACCCATTATGCACAGACATAACACTCCGCCCATCCGGCAGCTTGCCGTCAACGATACGCAAAGGGTTTTGCATGGACACAAAAACAGGCATCACGTTCGGTGAGTCACCTCTGCCGAAGTTATCACCCTCCGCGTATCCGCTTGCTTCTTCCGGGTTGTAGGTCAGGTAAAAAGCTCGGCCAGCCAGTCCATCATCGCTTGCTCCTGCGCGCTTCAGATCGAAAGCACCAAAATCTGACTTGGTGCCGTGATACACCACCAGCGGCTTCCCATCCTTGTCCACAACCTTTGAATTGCCGAACCACTTCTTAAACTCCGGCGTTTCCGTGGCAGGCGCCCGTGGTTTGGCTTGCCGCTCATCCGTGTCAGCGAATAGATCACCAGTGTCTTTCACAGGGCCTTTGCCTTTGTAGGGGTTCGGCCCCAGCGGCTTGGACGGTTCGCGGAACAGGTCGCCTTGCCCAGGGTGCGCGCTGGCTCGGCGCTGGACCTTGGTGCTGTGGGCCTGGACTACGGTGCCGTCGTGGCGGGTGTAGGTGGGGACCATGGACTTGAAGAGCAGTACCAACGGAAGGGCCTTCGCCATCGGGTTCTCCTTCAGTGCCTCGAACACCTCGGGGCCGAACTCGATCGGCCCTGTGTAGGGTTCGACCTTGGACAGATCCACGTCGCCGCCGTCGTAGGTGATGGTCACGTGCGGCCGGTAGGCATCGTAGTCCCATGAGGCGCCAGCGTCGCGGAACTCGCGCCAGCGGCGGCGCAGGTCGGCGCTATCGAAGTGCAGCACCACGGCGCCGTCTTTGCCGAGAGGCGACACGGTGCGCGCGCCGCCGCTGGCCTTCAACTTGTCGAACGAGTCACCAGCCGCGTGCCAGTCCACCGGCTTGCGGCTGTATGCCTGCGTCACGTGCCACTTCTCGGCTGGCATGGGGCTCTTGAATCCCTGCGAGCGGGCCCACGCCACCAAGTCCGCAGCGTTGGTGACAGGGCGGTGGACGTAGAGAGGGGCGGGCTTGGCCATAGCCCTATGCTGCCGTCACGCCCTGCAAAGTAGCCCGCAACCAGTCTCCGAACTGCTGGTCATCACCGGGCTTGTCGGTGATGACGGGAACCCATCTGCCTCTGCAATTTGGATGTTGGGCGCCGGAAGCGATATGGTATAGCTCATCCGGCTCACGCTCCACCAGCAGATCACCCACGCGCTTGCGAGGCGCCACGCTTCGGCCGACGTTCGTTTTCCCGACCCAAATTTGCCTCTCCCCATCCTTCTCCGGCTCACTCGGGTCAACCACCTCCATCACCCGCCCGTCGATCTTCGCGCACCACGCGCAGACGCCCTTGTACTGCTCCACCCGCTTGAGCTTCTGGCCCGGCTCCTGGCAGGCCACGAACCCCTGATTCAGCGCCTCGGCTGACTCGGTGAGCGCCACGCGCCGCCAGTCCCTGTTCTGCACCATGTACTCATCCTGCAGCCTCGTCTGAAGCGCCGTCGACCACACCGGCCGCCCCGCCAGGTGCGCCTGCTCCACCTCCTGAGCGATCGTCTGGCGCAGTTGCAGCCGCATGCCTTCGCTCACCCTGGTGACGGCATCGGCGCAGCGGTTGCGGGCGAATGACAGCACCTGCCCGGCGAGTTCAGGCCATGCCGGGACGGACTCTGCCGCCAGTACGGCGTCAGCCTGCTTGGTCGTCAGCGTGTCCATCTGCGACTGCACGCGCCCCATGAGGACGGACCGGCTCGCCAGCCAATCGGCCTCCGTGCGCAGGTCGTCCGGGCTCATGTAGCGCTGGTGCAGGAAGTCCACCAGCAGCATGTGATCGTCAATCGTCCATGCGTCTGGCGGCAGAGAGCGCAGGTACAGGCGCACCACGCCAAGCTCCTGATCCGTCCAGACGACGCGATCTGTCGGCGGGCGCGGCTTCGCCTCGCCGGCCTGGTGCCGGTCCCCAGCCAGCCACGCCTGCAGCTCGTCGCGCAGCCTTCCGATCCGCATCAGGCCACGGTCGCTGAATAGCTGAACGATCCGCTCCAGAAACGGGTTGTCGACCGGTGCCCATATCCCATCGCCGTCGCCCTCGTGCCCGTGGGCCTTGCAGAAAATGTCATGCAGGACCGCGTCGGTCTGGCGTGCGGATAGGGCTGCGAGGTCGAAAAGTAGGGCCATGCGGGGAGTGTGGGGTCACGCCTCGGGGCCGGGAAGCCCGCTGGTGATGGCGTCGATATCGCGCATCGTCTCCGCGATCCTGTCCCGCTTCTCGATCGCACCAGCTAGCGTATCGACACCGTGGTCACCCATCACCTGCCACCAGGCGCGGCGGCCGTGGCGGGTGAGGAAGGACTCGGCTTGGTGGAGGAAGGTGTCGGTGGTCATAGGGTGGCCTGCGTTGCGGCTGCGATGGCTGCGACTGCCGCGCGATACTCGTCAGAGTGCATTCCGCCAGTCATCCAGCCGTCAGCGCCGACATGTTCAGCCTCGCTGATGCAGCCGCGCAGCGCCGCCAGCAACTGCGCATTCAGCTCGTGCAGGCGTTGCAGCTCTGCGGCTGCCGCATCGCACTGGTCGTCGGTCAAGTCATGCCAGCGCGTCCGGCTTTTGAGCGCATCAGCCAGCCGTAGCGCCTTGGGTTGCTTGTCGGCGCTCATGCTGCACCGCCATTCCTGCAGAACCCGATGGGGACATTTATGGCGCACGGCATTGGGTAGCCGCATGGGCACCGTTTACCCGGATCTGTGGCGGCCTCCAACTCCTGCACTCGCGCATGCAGACGGCGCAGTTCGGACTGAGCCTGCTTTTGCCACCCCACGCGATACCCAAGGTGCGCGCTATCGGCCAGCGCCAACGCCAGCGGCTTGTCCGTGCTCATGCTGCACCGCCTTTCTGCTCAACCCCATCCGCAAAAACGTGGAACACCAGCGCGCCGCCGTGCATCTGAAAACTGCCGATGTGCCTGCCAACGTTGCTCCCCAGGTCGTGTCCCGTGCCAGCGACGCGGAAGTGGTACACTGTGGGTGGCTGGCTGATATCCACCCGCGCCCACATGCATGGCTGGTCGTTCTGCACCTGAACGCACAGCGGCTCGGCGCCAGCGGGCATCCACATGGTGATCCAGTCGCTCAGCCCGGGTAGCTGGTATTTGTAGACGCGGTGGGTCATGCTGCACCGCCTTCCTGGCTGGAGGCCTCAGTCTTTGCGAGCGCGGCGCGGGTCGCCACCACCATCTCGTCGGACTCGCCGCCTTCGATGCAGTCGGCAAAGCTGTCGACCCAGCCGGACAGCAGGCTGCGCAGTTCATCCGCATGTTGCTGTGCCGGCGTCAGCGGCACCCGCGATGCGGCGGGCGGGGCATGCATGCAAGACCCCTGCGCGTCGCACTCGCCGTCCCCGTGGGTGGTGCACTGGGTGTCGGGAGCGCCGGTCGCATCAATAGCCGATGAATGCGACGTCGGGATCCAATCCGTTGTCGGCGCGAAGTACATGCGCTTGCCATCTTCACGGGTGGTGCACTGATCGTCGGGGTCGCCAGGCTGCGCTTGCCATAGACTGCCATACCCATCTGCGCCGGTGACATCGACGTTCTCTGCGATCGCGCGGATGGTGTCCGCCAGAGGCGCCACCGGAGCAGTGGTCGGCATCGGCCGGCTGGCGAAGAATGCCTTGGCGCGATCGGGGTGGCCGGGCGGCAGATGGTCGGCATGCTGCGCCGACGTCAACCTCTCCGCAGCCGCCTGGCAGATCATGCCAGCCTCGCAGGCACCAGGGTCAGGGCAGTCGCCTGCCATACCCTTGATCTGCTCCAGCAAAACCTTCGTGTAGCCCATTTCGAGCCACTGCGAGTAAGTCACATCACTCATCACATCCCCCAGTAAAAGAGCGCCCATTCTAGTTGCTCTTACTCATTTTTGCTGATAGTTTTACTCAATCACCTGCAAGGTGGCGCGTCGGTTTCGCTCATCCTGCGGTGACACGGGCTCGGTGCTGCCTCGGTACTCGATGCGCATCATCTCGGGGCGCACGCCGGCCGCCAAGAGGAATGCGCTCACGGACTCGGCGCGACGCCGCGACAGGTCGACGTTGTAGGCGGCGGCGCCCTTGCGGTCGGCGTGTCCGATGGTCAGCACCAGCTTGGCGGCTGGCGTGGCTTGCACGTACCTGGCAGCGACGTCCAGGGCTGTGCGGGCGTTCGCGTCGAGAGTTGACTTGTCGAACGGGAACAGGACGGTCACTTCGAACGGCTGGCGCTGCGCCGCGGCGGGTGGCGCTGGCGGCGCAGGCGCCGGTGCCGGC